TGAAGAAGCGGTTGTTAGAGCAATTGGGCTTGAATGACAGAGCTGCATATATGAAAGAAGGTGGTATGATGACTAAAGGGTCTTTCAATCACAAGACAAATCCTATTGACATCATTCAAAAAGGAGAAAAGGTTGGTGAGATGACTGGTGGAGAAGTTATTTTGAATCCTCAGCAAGCAGCTCGTCTGTCCAAAGAAAACGCATACTTCCGTACTCTTTTGAAAAAATTTAATAAGCGTAAATAATGGCTGTATCAGGAGTACCATCAGGAGTTGTCAATATACCCGACTTAGTTGGGTATGCTGAGAATCTACGCCAAGTACGCAAGCAAGAAGAAGACAGACTTGCAGACTATTTAGGCAAGTTCGCCAAGAAGGAAGGACTTATCCTTGATGGCGCTAAACAAGCTGTTCAAGGACTCTACAACGACGTAGAGAAGGCTATGGTTGAGGTTGAGCTGAATGACAATGCACGTAGCCGTGCTGCTCTTAATCAAGCTTACGCTAAGTATAGTGAAGTAGCAGGAGCTGCTCAGGCATACACTCAGAACGTACAGAAGGAGACGGCATACGCTTTGGCTAACCCAGACAAGGTAAACTTGAAGGGTAAGGCTGGTAAGGATGTATATGCGGAGTACAATTCTGCTATATTGAATCCAGAGCAGATTATGTCTGCTGCCACGAACCCATTTCTGATTGACCGTAAGTATTCATATAAAACTATGAATCCATACGAGTTGGCTCAGCAAGTGCGTAAGGATTGGGATGAGACTGCTAAGTTCAGTTTTATTGACCCCAAGACAGGGAAGTATGACCCTATTGAGCGAGATAAGTGGATACGTACTACTATCTCTACACGTCTACAGGATTCTGAGGCGCAAAAGAATGCAGCATTGTGGAGTGGTCTGTCTCTCCGACAGATTGGAGAGAACGGAGAAGTAACTGATTACAATCAGGTTCAAAACATTTACGATAACCCAAACTACGATAATTGGGTAACTAAGTTTAGCGATGAGGCTTATAAGTATGCTGAGGCGTTGACTCCTGAAGCTGCTGTCAATCCTTATGAAGTTCGTCAAGACCAAATTCAAAATGCTCGTCAATCATCACAATCTTCGTTTGGATTTGGTGGTGGAGGTAATCGTAAGCAGGGTACTCACGTACCATTCGAGCGTACTGTTTATGTAACCAATAAACAAGGCAAACAGAATCCAGTTAATCTAACTGGTTATCAGGCTCAGGGAGGAATCTATTCTGGGGATAATCAAATTATCAACTTTGGTACTTGGCCTAATGGTGAGGTATGGGTTACTTATAAGGGTAAGGATGGCTCAGCTAGCGCTGTTGGAAACCTAACTGGAACTACGTCAAAAGGTGGTGGATGGGGAGGCAAAAAGGCTAATCCTCAGGACATTGCATCTATCCAGCAATACCTAGTTGACCAGAATGACCGCAGAACATACGAGAGCATATTTAACGTATCTTCGAATCAGCCACAACAAACTGCTCAACCTACTGTTAGCGCACAATCTTTTCGTGAAAAATACGGTTACTCACAAAAGTAAAATATAAATGGAAGACCAACTTATTCTTTCTGAAAAAGACAAATTAAAACTTGACGACATTGTTAGAAAAATGATTTCTAACAAAGAATCAGATGCTAATATTCAGTTTGTCGTAGATGACTACAAGAAGCTGTACGGGGTAAAAAAAAAAGAATCAACTACTCCTACTCCTTCAACGTCATCAGAGGGAAGGAAGGAGTCTATGGCTGTTCCATCCGCTGGACGTGGCGTGCAAAAGCCTATGCCGTCTACTTCGGCTTCCGAGACTACCAAAAACGCGGGTGACCGATATGGTATAAACCGGAACGAGATTTATAACAGCGCTGCTCTTAAAGTTGTTCGGGAGGGTATTGATAATGGATACATTACTTCTGATGAAGTAGAGTCACTTAGCAAAACTCCGAACAAGATTTTTGAAACTATTACTGAGCGTCGTACCCAAGAGGCTCTTAAGTTCCGTCCAAAAAGCCCTGAAGAAGACGCTATTGAGGCAGCAAGACAGAGTTTCGAACGTCGTGGTGGTGCTACTTTAAACTTGAAAGGAAAAGAGGTAGACCCGTTTTCTACTCAGCTTCAAACTACCCAAAAGAAGTTTGAGGATGTTGTACGTTCTCAGCAAACTTCTCAAGTAAACTCCCGTTTACAGGATTTCACAAAGCAAGAGATTCTTGACAAACTCCCTGAGGATAAGCGAAACGACAAAGAGTATCTAAAGAAAGTTGAGAATGACTTGTTTATAAATCAAGGAATTTCTCTTGATTTGAGTGGAGACAAGCGTTACAATGACCAAAACATATTCAAGGACTTTGTTTATAACCTTGCATCAGGTATAGGTAATTTAGATTATGGTATTCGTTCAGCTATAGGAGTAGAGGTTGATTCATTCGGACTCCCGCTTGAGTCTAGCAGACAGCTTCAGCAGAAAGAATTCAATTTGAATACGACTAAGTTTGAGCAAGATTTTTATGATGCTCTTACCGATGGTGACTTCTCTAATGCTGCACGCATAGCGCTGAATACCACAGCCCAAAGTGCTCCACTTATGGGTATCGCAGCTGCTGCCAATTTCGCTGGTGGCCCGGCTGCATCTTATGCTACTATGGCTGCTCTTTCCGCTGCTCAATCTTATGGCGATGTCAAAAATGAGAAGTGGTTCAAGGATATGTCTGATGTTGAAGCATTAGGCTATGTTTCAGCAATGGGTGCTACTGAGGCTGTCGGAGAGGTTGTTGGAGGAAGGGTACTTACTCGTGCTATGCGTGGAGTTGTTGACGCTGGAGGAAAGGCTGCTGCTAAGAAAACATTTAACGAATATTTTACCGGCCTTATTAAGGGGGGTGCTGTAAACTTAACTGAAGAATCACTTGGTGAAGCTTTTACTGGTGCATCTCAATACGTTATTGATAACGCAGCAAAAGGAGAAGAGGTAACAGCTAGTGGAATAATTGAGGCTGCTGTTCGTTCTGGAGCTGCTGGCTTAGGTATGGCTGGTATTATTACTGGTGCTGGTGCTACTGCATCTACACCTGTATACCTAGCTGGTCGTATTGGAAGAAACTTTGAAGTAACAAAAATTAATAAGGCTCTAGAAGTCAAGCGTAATGCAATGTCGGAGGCTCAAACTCCTGAGGAGCGTTATGCACTTACCAAAGACATTTTAGACTTGACTAAGCGTCGTGACGGAGAAGTCAAATCAAGTGTTGCCTTCTTTGAGAATATGACTAAGGATGACCAAGCAAAGGTCTATGCCTTGAATTCTGATTTAGAGCAACTTGCTAAGTCTCGGATGGAAAGCACGAACGATGAGGTTCGTGACTCTATGAAGACGCAAATGCTCGACACATACTCTCAGATTAAGAACATTACTGAAAAGTACAAGTATGATAATCTCGAAAAAGGGCAAGTACCAAGTCCAGAGCAAGGAGGGCAAGCCCCTGTCAAAGTCGAACCTGTCACTGAAGGAGGCCAAGCAGCGCCTCAAGCAGGTGGAGTGGTTCAAGAAACTGGCGAAGAAGTCAAAGTAGAAACTGACGCTGACAAGATTGCTACTCGTGTTGATGCTTTACCTGTTTTTGAAGCAATGGCTCAGAATCAGGAAGTCGACATTAATGATGCCAATACAGCTCAGGAACAGATTATCCAAGCTATTGATGAAGTTCAAGCATTAGATATTCCAGAGGATGAAAAGCAGGTATACACCGATGTACTTACTGATAAATTCAACGAAATCGATTATTATGACAACAAAACAGCTATTACAACTGAGGAAGTTACCACGGAAGTCCCAGTTGGAGCTCCTAAACGAACTCCAAAAATTAGCGTCAAACCGCAAGGCAAACTCAACCTCAGCGAAAGAGTCAACTATGCCCCAGTCTCAACCGGAAATGAAAAGCCCGGAGAACGCTCCTATCTAGAAGTTCAAGAAGACGGAACTGTTGATGTTGTTGTATTCAAGCGCAAGAGAGAAGTAGGCCGTGAGAAAGGCGTATTCCCTAACTATGATGCTATCGAATACGTTGAATCATCACTTGATGAGTTCGGTAATATTGATGGTGTAGTTGTACGCAGCGCTACCCCTAAGGGACAGCCTGTATCTGCTCGTACCATTACCATTCGTAACCGTTCGGAGCGAACTGTACTTGGAAAACCAACTACTTCTGACCTAAACCTTGCTATGGATTTAGCCATTGAAGGCAAGATTCGTCAGCTTGGAGCTATTCCTCAGTATGAGTTTGACCAAGCCTACGAGAAGGTTACTAAGCAGGTCGAGAAGAAAACCAAAGTACCAGCAAAACCACGTCCTGAAGTTCAAACAAAGGAGGAGGCTGTTGCTGCCCGTGATGTTGAAGTTATTGGAATTGGTAACCTATCTAAGCGTCTCAACAAGAAGACTGCCGAGGTTATCAATCGCTACTTGAGCACCTTATATTCTGTCCTTCCTGATGTAAATCTTGTGTTGCACTACAATAAGGAGTCTCTTTACGAGAGCCTTGCTGAGCGACCTGATTTCGAAATTGAAGGATACTACAATGCGAAGGATAAGCAAATCCACGTATTGGTGACTCCTGATATGAATGGACAGATTGCGAAAGACCAAATGCGTGTCATTCGTCACGAAATCCTTCACCCTATCCTTGATGCTATTTCACGTGAAGACCGGACATTCCAGTTCCGTGCCTCGCGTATCATTATGGACATTATCGACACTCTTCCTGAAGAGTTGTCTCGTACTGCTGCTGCACGTAAGATGCGTCAAGTCATCAACAATGCAGATATGGAGGAGATTTTTGTTGAGTTTGTTGCTCAATTCTCTCAGCCTGAGCTGTACAACCAAATCAAGCCTGAGACTTCTACGTTTGAGAAGATTGTCGACTTCGTAAACAATATTCTGAAGTTCTTTGGTGTTGAGAAGAGATTGAAGAGTAAGAAGGAAGTGTTTGACTTCTTGAATCTTATGAATCAAGCTTTTGAGGCTGGTCAGGCTGTCAAGATTAAACAATCTGGACCTCAAGCAAATGCAATCAAATCTCTCAAGTTTTCTATTGGTGAACCTGAGGCTATTCAATTTGTTCAGCGTTTCTTGGAAGACAAGCCATCTATGCTGGTGATGGAAAAAGAGATTTTAGATGCAAAAAATATTCAGGATGAGGTTTCTGAGCCTTTGCTCAACTCAATGACTGTCCTTGAGCACTTTGCTAAAAAATTGAATGTACCATTAATTTTTGTCAAGTCTGACACAGCAAAGTTTGATTTTACATCTAAGGTTGAGTTCTTGGATGATTTCAAAAAAATGCTTGGTGTAAAATATGGCAAGGAAGCATTGGAGTTTTTTAAATCAAAAGGTTACGACATTGATTTAGACAAACCAACTAATAAGGTAGTATTTGTAAATGCAGATGCAAAAAGCAGGGACCAAGCAATGTTTTCTTATGGTGCATTGTTTTTTGACATTGTAAAACAACGTAACAAGCAGTTCTATTCATCTGTAATTGACAGAGTTGTAAGCGGAAAGAATATTGAAGGTGATGGTCTTTTGTCTATTGCAAGAGCATCTTATGAAAAATTGTTAGAAGTTGCTTCTGCTCGCGCTGCAACTGGCATAAAGAATTTAGAGTTCGGCAAATTCTTAAATACGGCTAACATAGAAACCAAAACTCAGCTTGCTTACATAGCTATCTCAGATGCTTTAGCTGAGTATTCATTGACTTACAGTGATGATGATGTAAACAATAATAAGGTAGTAAAAGCAATAGTTGATGAATCTATAAAAGAGTTTAATGAACAGTTAGAGAAAACTAATCTGTCTATTGAGGACTTTAATGTAAAGTCACGACTTGATGATTTATCACAGATAATCAAGCAAAATACTGAATTGCCTTCTTTATCAACTGAAGCATATAAGACTACTCTTGATACATTACAGGACATTATTGCTTCTAAAATGGTCAACACTGACGCTGCTTATCAAGGCCTTCAGCTTGATGTAGTGGCTTATGATGATGCTTTAAATGAGTCAAGAACTGTAGGAGGATACGACTTTGGGATAAAACGTCTCAGTGATGAAGCAAAGTTGTTCCTTAGTTCTTTATTTACCTCTGGTACTAACTTAATTAGTAATATGTATGAGTTTCAGGCTTCTGTTTTTAACTATAAGTCAACAAGTTCTTTTTTCAAAGGGGACATTGATGAGTTATTTAACGTAAAAATGGATGCAACAGATAAATTGATTGATGTTTTTAGTAAAATAGATATAAATAATTTTGATAAACTAATTGAAGCTACTTCTTTTGGTAGTGTATCTCTTGAACCAAAGCAAAGGGCACTTATCATTTCTCAATACTTAAAAGACAAACTAGAGAATAATTTAACAAGTTTCAATGACTATTCTATAATATCTAAAGCTACACTTAATTATGACCCAGATGACTCAACAATACTGGGTGGTTATGATGATATGATAAACGATGCTATAGAGAAGGCTTATAAAACAAAAACACTTCCTATATTATATAGGGATAACCCAAAAACATATTTCATCTATTATATTGGTACTGACTCAGATAATCAAGTACGTTTAGCAGGAATTGATAAATATAATGTTTCAGCTACTTATGACCTTGAAAATGAGTATTCTAAAGTCGAAGGATTAGATATAGATTCTCCTGAAGTAACTAACGCTTTCGCTCTTTATGTTGAACAGACTTCAAAATTTGTATATCATTTTACTAGTCTTTACAGTAGTTTACTAAATCCTACTAGGTTCCCTTCAGTTTTAGACTTTCATAGCGATATTCAAGAAATGATTGATTCTGCTAAGTCTGCAATTAAAGAAGGTAATAGTGGTGCAAATCCTGATAGGATTACAAATTCTAAAGCAATTTCAGACGCATCACCTAATCTTATTGGAATTGGTCCGGGAAGTTTTCGAATGGGAAGACAAGAGTTAAATTTATTTCAAATAGATATTAACTCACCTGAATTTATGCGTTCGTTCGTAAATGGAAAAGCAATAGATTTCATTTCTGACAGTGCTAAAAAAGCTACATCTCGAACACCACCAAAAGAACTTTTAGATAAGGTTCTTACTGTTTCTGATGTCAGGTCAATTCTTGATGATGCTGGAGTAAAAATGCAAAGTAATGAATTACAGAGAAAAAAATCATTTGATGTTGAGTGGGTTGTTCCAGAAACATATTTGGGTCTTGATGTAATACCAGAGGATATAAAAGGCACTACTCTAAAAGACACTTATACTATTGATGCTACATATGACCCTATTGGTAAAAATGTATATATAGCATTTAGTTCAGATATTTTCACATACTCTAACGTACCTCCTTATTTAGATACAGCTAGAAATTTTCAGCGTGTTGTTGCATTAATCCCTAAAATGTTTCCTGACGTTGAATATGCTACAGTTAGCTTTGCTGCCGCAGGGGATGACAGAAGTCACCCTTATTACAAGAAATTTGAAAAAAATGTAACAAAAACAATAGATTCTAAATCATCATCACCTGAACAGAAAAAGATTGCTGAAGGTATAATGAATACCATTCAACAGTTTGAAGGAAATAACTTAAGAAGAAAAATTTTATATAACAAGGCATATGCTAGAAGTGTTGGTCCGAGTTTTACACTAAAGTCAGGAACCGAAATTGCTCGCGTTGTAACATTTAGTGACAATTCTTTAGCAGTATATGCTTTTAATGCGGTTCCGAATCCTAAGGAAACCGAAAGTGATTATGATAATTTTAATCAAAGTAGTTATTCAGGAGCTGCTAATATTGAAAGATTAATTAATCAATATAATGGTAGGTTGATATTGTCACCAGAGGAGACAAAAAATATGGACTATTATGAGGTCCGTGACTTTTCTGAGCAATTTAACGCCTATAGTGAAGTTGGTGAGGTTATACCTTTTCCAAAAGTTTTACGTAACTTAAATGGAGAGACAGTATTCACCAAGTCTGCGGTGAAATTTTCACGCAAATTCAAGCTTGACCCTACAGAAGAGGCTAAGGAGGATAAGGCTTTGGATAAAGTTGCTGAGGCTTCTTATGACTCTGACAAAGAGTACGCTAGTCGTATGTCTGCATTCAATAAGTTTCAGAAGACTATCTTCTCTAAGAATGCTTGGTTAGACAGACAGGCAGATGTGCGTGACGCTATGGTTGAGGGTAACCTTGAGTTTGCAGAAAACCTACTCACGTTGCGTGCTGGAGCTTTTGCTAATGCTACGTATCTGTTTGAGAAGGCTGAGAATGCTATCTATGGTAAACTTAGCCGGGCAGATATTGAGCTTTTAGACCAGTTAATCTTGATGCGTCGTATCATTCAGATTGATTCTAATTGGGATGAGCGCAAGAAGGCGACAGAGGACAGCTATAAAAATGCTCGGAACAACTACGATGAAACTAAATCAATTACGAATGCTCTAATCCGCGAGGAAAAGAAGAAGGCTAAGCCTGATAAGAAGGCTATTGCCTCTCTTGAGAATGATTTGATTCGTGCAAAGGCTGAACTTGATTCACTAAAAGAGCGTGTTGAGCAGTATGCTGTCCGTCCAAAGCATCCTAAGGGATTGAACGCTGAGCAGTGTATTCAAGCTACTGGTGCTCTTCAAAGAAAGCTTGGTAACCGCAAGTTCAACGAGCTGAATATGTATGCAGATGCGTATTTTGACCAGTTCAGAAACATTCTGCGTTCGTACTACCAAAACGGTTTGATTGATGAACAGACTTTAGAGCGATTCATCAAGGACGATTACGAGCCTCGTAAATTCATTGAAAAGATTTTCGAGAATCTTGATAATGAGGTGTTTGAGCGCGCCGGAACTGGACTTAAGCAAGATGTCCTGAAGGCTATCGAAGAAGGTAGCGAAGGGAATTTGCTTATGGACTCTAAGATGCTGTTGTCCTTCGCATTCAAAGCTGCTGAGGCTAAGCGTTTTGAGAACATTGCTACTGCTGAATTAGCTAAGGGAACTACTCCTGACAATGCTTTGTGGTTGCGTAAGGCAAACAACAAAACTCTGTCAAATGGTGATGTTGCTACTGATAAGTATGGTAATGAAGTCTTTGACCCTGCTGATGAAGGATTCACTAACGTATACTACAAAGAGGGAGGTAAGCTTCGCGCTGTACAGATGCGTAATGACCTGTACGAGCAGTGGCAGGATATGAACAAGAGCTTCTTTGGATTAGGTGGACGGTTTAAGAAAGTCCTTTCTGCTCTTGCAGGTGCGCCTATCCTTAGAATCTTTGCTACCGGATACAACCCTACGTTTGGATTTGGCTTGGCTGTTCCTGAAGCATTGAACGTAATTATGTCACGTTCACGTGTCTACGGAAAGGACAGCTTCTTGCCTATCGCATTGCTCAAGATGGCTAAGGATTACTCCTATGGCATCTACAGCAAGGTGAGGGATAAGGAAATCCTGCAAGATTACTTTGCTCACGGAGGTGGTATGTCCTTTATGAGTCAGGAGTTCCGTCCTGAGTACCGATTCAAGGATAAGTACAAGAATAAACTTGAGTACAACCTAGCTAAAAGATGGGACAAATTCACAAAAGGCATTGCCTACACGGGTGAAGCGTTTGAAATTGGTCTCCGATTGGCTGTATATCGCCGTATGATTGAGAACCTTAAGCAAGAGTTCCCTGATTTGGCGAAGACTGCTGAAGGCATTGAGAAAATCAAGTTTATGGCTGCTGCTGAAGCTCGCGACATTGTTGACTTCAGCAAGGGTGGTTCACTGACTAAGGACTTGGATGCTATTTCACCATACTTGAACGTAGCGTTCCAAGCAACGTATGCAACATTTAAGGGAATCAAGGACAATCCTCAAGCTTTTGCAGTCAAGTTTGCTCAGTATGCGGGAGGACTTATGGGTCTTGTTATGTACAACATACTTGCCTACAGTGATGATGACTACGAAGATATTGACCCATATATCCGTCACCGTTATCACGTTATCCTTCTTCCAGTAAAGAATGAAGACGGTACTCGTAAGTATTTGCGTATTAAGAAAGTACAGCAACTTGTACCTCTAACCACAGCGGTAGAGACGGTTGCACGTTCTTGGGCACACTACATCAATACTGGAGAGTCTAAAGGATACTCTGAGGATGAGATTAAGGCTATTTGGGAAAATATGGCTGACTCTGTTCCCTTCTTTGTTCCGGGAATTGATAATGCTTCAGACTTGTTCTCTCGTATACCTACGTTCAATGCTATCGCTAAAGCATTCTTTAACTACGACTCTTTCCGTAACGCTACTATTGTACCTGAGCAGTTCTTTGGAAAGATAAAGCCATACGCTGAGGAGCGTGAGAATGATAAGGTAGAGTTCTTCTACAAGGCTATTGCTAAAGCTTCTGAAAGTGAGTTCATTCCGGACATCTCTGCACCTCGCTTGAAGGCTGGTGTTGAATCTGTTATTACTCAGCCTAGCACTAACTTCTTGGTAGGTATTGCTTACGGATTCTTAGATGTCGCATCTCGTGCAACAGCAGCTGTTGTTGGCGCAGAGGATATCGACTTGTCTCAGGAGAAGAAAGAAACCAAAGCTTCTGATGTTGTCAGTCAGGAAGTTAGCCGTGCTCTGAATGCGCCTGTTAAAATATTCATTCGTGATACAAGTCCTAAGTGGCGTGACTACGTTAAAAAGGGAAGCAAGGCTGAAGAGATAAAGTTGGAGGAAGGCACTGAGGACTACATTGCATCTGAAAAGATTAAATCTTTGGCTCGTCAAGAGTTGAAGACCAAGAAGCGTAATGTTGCTGAAATCAAGCGCGTACTTAACAGCCTTCCTGAAGCTAAGCGTGAGCGTATTGCACGCAAGTATTTCTACGAGTTGGCACGGACAGATGAGCAGCGTAGTATGTTGAGCATTCGCTATGCGGAGACGCCTACAATTGCTGCTAAGATGTTCTACGAGAAGTTTGGAAAAATGAGTTCTGAGGAGATAAATGACGCCTTTGAAGACCTGAAATCAACAGGTTTCCGTCCTAATGAGGAGTTCTATGTGACCTTCAGAGAGCTTTATAATAAAAAGTAAATTTGTACTATGAAAGAGTTCTTATACAACCTGTTATCCCCGCAAGAGGGCACTATTTCGGCAAAGCGATTTGTCGGAGTAGCGGGGTTTTTTATCCTTGCATTCACGATGGTAGCCAACAGCTTTAGCCATCAAGAGATTGCACCGTCTCCAGACTTAGTTCAGGCTGTTCAATACATCGTAATTGGTGCATTGTTCGGTACGTCTATTGACAAGTTTATGGGTAAGAAATGAAATGGCTTCCGATTTTCGTACTCGTATTACTAAGCTCTTGCAGCGCCCAGTGGCATCTGACTCAAGCCAAGAAGAAAGACCCTTCTATCCTGAGGCCCACGGTTGTTACGAAATGGGACACTGTGAAGATACCTCCGATTATTCGTCGGGATACTATTCGAGTTCCTGCGCTTAACGATAGTTCTGTAATTGAAAACGACTCTTTGCGTTTGGTAATCTCCAAAATCAAAGATGAGTTTGGCAATGAAGTATTGGTTGTTAAGACAAAAATCAAGGAGATTAAAGTCCCTCATTACGTACAAGTTGAGTGTCCTCCTCAAGTAATATATGAGGATAAGCGCAAGTGGTACGATGGTTTGTGGTGGAAATTGCTCATCATTTTTATAACTATCTTCGGAGTGAAGAAAATCATAGATAAGAAGCTGTAATGAAGCCGCCAATTTCTTTTGAGCAATTTAGTAAAGACCCGGTAAAAGGTTTATTGTTTATCCTCATAGTTGCTGTTGGGTATCTGTATGTAGACATTAAAATGTCTGCGGCAGACCAGCTTGGTAAGTGCGATGATGAAGTTCAGATACTGAATCAGAAAGTAGACAAGCTTACCAATCACGTCCGTAGAAGTGACTCTACACTTGGATATTCAATAGCAAAAATTGAAATGTCTGAAAACTTCAAGTGATGAAATCTCAAACTACTCTATTCTTTGCTGCTTTGATAACAGCATTGTTCTTTTTGCCAGTGTTATTCGCTGGAAATGAAAAGAATAAGCCAGAAGTTGATGAAATAGATTTGCTTATTGCTAAATCTGCTGAACATCATCAAAAGGCTGTTCGTCTTAATCGGGCGATAGATAATGTAGTTACGAATAAAGTACAAGAGATGAAGGCCGAGGTTAAAGAACTTAAACAAGAGGTTCTTGTAGCTAATCAGAAGTTGGTAGAAACTCAGGCAATTGTTGTAAGCTATGAAAAGAAAATTGCTCACGATTCTTCTATTGGTGGTAAGCCATTTAGCATTTTCGCAATCGAAGCAGTATCCGACTCAGCGAATCGAAAATAAGGATACTGTAGTCATTATGACTAAAGCTCAGGCGGAGGCTATGAATAAGCGCTTCGTAGAGATGAATGTTACTATTCGTCAAATGGCGGATAGAGAACTGATAACTCAGCAGCAAAAAGACAGCCTTCTTGGAGCACTTCAGTATTGTGAATACCAATTCCAAGTATCACAGCTTGGACTTAAGGGTGCTATGGACCAGTACAATGAATTAAAATTCAAGAGAAATCAGGTTCAGCCTATGTCTCAATCTGATTTTTTTATTACATTCGGATGGTTATTCGGCATCCTAACTTTAATGAACTTAGTAATAATCTACGGTGGCTAAAGTAAAAGAACTCAAGGCTGTGTTTATGCATAAGCCTAAGCGTCGTCGTCCCGGTGTACACTCAAAGACGAAATACTCTAAGAGTAAGGGAAGTAAGCATTACGCTAAGCTAAGCGTTGGGCAAGGCTGATAGCATCGTCTACGTGTAGGTAGGCGACAGTTTTAGCTACTTTTCTAGCAGGATACGAGTTGTTTGCTATCTCAGTATAAGATGGCATCATCTGATATTTCCACGCTGTTCGCTCTACCTTGCTTAAATCAAATGCCCAAATTCCTTCTGGGGTTGAGTTGATGTAGATGGGTCTATACCCAAGCCTAGACGCTTTTGATATAACATCTATGTACTTGCCTTGTTCTACAAGCAATGTATCGTAATGTACCTTTCTGCATTTGAGTTCAATCAGAACTCTATACTTACGTGAGTAGCAGTCAAACTCGCTGTGAAGAGTTGAGGACATTGTTAAGTCCTCAATCATCTTCATCTTCAGCAAGTCAAACAGCGTACCTTCATCAAGCTTCGTCAGAAGTGAAGTAGGTGTAGATGTAGTCACGGTTGTAGAATTTCTTGAATCGCTCATCTTTCTTCACGATAATGATACAATTGTGAGCAAATGTTATCATTTCAATCTTCTTCTGTATAGAAACAGGGATATGCTTATCATTAGAAAGCACAGTTTTGTCAATCTCTAAGTTAACACAATCTGAGATTGTCTTGAAGATTGTAATCAGTGACTCAGGATGTCCTACTCCGTAGTTGATATTATATCCGTATAGTTCGGCTAACTTCCAGTAGTTGGTCTCGATGTCCTCAATGATGTATACTCCTCCGTCAGCAAGGTGCTTGAACAGATACACGAATGTGTCTAGCTGATGCTTAGGATGGTGTGAGCCATCGTCTACAATTATATCGAGCTTAGAATCAATCTCTTTCATTACGCGTTCCAAATCCTCTTCTTTGGATTGGTCGGCTTGAAACATACGCATCTCAAAGCTTGAAGGCTTTGCTTGAATATCAATGCCGTATATAGTGGCATTCTTTAAATAGTTGTTCCACAAAACCATAGAACCTCCGTACTCAATACCAATCTCTAAAATCTTAGGATTATTACCTACAAACTTTTGTAGGAAGTATGGATAGAATCGTTGGTATCCGTGATGTGTTACTTTGTCGGTCTGCTTATTTGCAGCATCCTCGAACTCTTTGATAAAATCGCTCATTAGATTAGGTATTTAATTCGTTTCTGATTAACTAAGTCAAGGTTGTGATTAGGGCTGTTCTTTAGGTCTTCATATAGGTTATGCCCAAGTTCCTGTGCTCGCTTCTTGGTCATTGACTCTATTGCTTCTCTCCATTCTTGTGGAGTAGAACATAGGATTCCCGTTTCACCATTCTTAATCACCTCCTTGTATGGAGTTGTATTTGAGGCAATAAGTGCAGTTCGTGTCCAAGCTGCCTCGGTTACCTTCAAGTCACTCTTGCATCGGTTGAACAGAGTTGTTTCAAGCGGTGCGATAGATACATCAATCTCACGATAGAACTCTCCATACTCTTGAATCTCCTTTGGATGCCACACCTTGTTAGGCTTGAAGATTCGCTCGTACCCAAGTTTGCGTAGACAAGCAAAGTTTTTTCCATAGAACTCGTACTTCATAAGCCTAGCGTCCTTGTTGTGAGCAGCAGCCCCAAGATACCCGAAGTGAAGCTGTCTACCTGATGTTTTCTTCCAATTAGCCCATTGGTCTTCGTACTCATTGATAGCGTTGTTTACTATCTCAATCTGAGCCTTTGGGTTAAGACGCTGCATCTCTTTAGCAAGTGCCGGAGATGGAGTCCATATCACGTCAGCAATCTTGATTGTTTTCTTGATGTGATGACGTATATCTGTAGAATACGCAAAGAATGCTGGGTTATGCTTAGCAAGTTCCCAATAGTCGTCATTGTCTAGAATCAATTTAACGCCGTGGTCTTTAAGCATACGCTTAAATTCTGCGTGTCCTTCGATTCGAGCCATCCTTGAAATGATAAGGTTATCAACCTTATCTAGGTCCATATCCTTAAGTTCACTTATCTTTTGAATCCAATGGAAGTTAAATCCATTTTGCGTCAACCGCAACAAGGGAACCATAAGCCTATGGTAGTTAATACCATTAAGGCCGTCTATGTGTACTACTGTTACCATCCGTTTCGTTAAATTCAATTATAGATTCTCGTATTAAATCAAACTCAATTTTTGCGTCTTTTCGAAACTCCCCGAACAGAATTTCTGCTTTTCCCAGCGACGGTAATGGACTTCCCTGTTCGTCGTGTAGTTCCTCGTACAGATTTATTAGCGACTCTTGAAGCCTTTTTACTGCTATCAAGTAGCAATTGGATAGTTCTGTTGGGGTCATTGTGAACTTCTTTGTATCCTATGCAGGAAATTGTTGCAGTAAATCTTCCTTTCTCTAAGTTACTATCATAAACTGTGCTAAGCGCAGTAAAGTATTTCGGAGTGTCGTTATCAATGTAGCCGTGGTTTCTAAGAAAGTCAACAAGAAACTTAATAGCAACGATAGTATTGTCAACGTCAAACCTATAGTTGTAGCGAAGATGTACACTAATAGATTCAGCCCGAAACAAAGGATACTTTGCCAATTCAATTGCGATGCCAATCCAATACTCTGACTTATCGTTATAGCGGTTTTGCCAATGCGAACCAGCATATAACTTATTAAGGCTAGGTGGTTTTGGTAGGTCGATATTGACATCATAATTCCTTGACATATACAAAGTTATCAAAAGGCTATATCAATATCACCAATAATTGGTAAACTTCCTTGTAAATTTTCTGTTATTGAACCTAAAGGTGGGAACAGATTCTGTCCATTAGACAGCCTGAAGCTAGTTCTAGAGTTGTTCATCTCCAAAAGTATAGGCTTATCTAATGATGTAGGCTCTCCTCCTGTCTCTGTTTCACGGCATTTTCTAACGTGTACCTCCATTGTTCTACGCACCTGTGGGATAGGATGTTGAATCTTTCTATGAAAGGTAAGGAATCCATCAGCTCTATTCACCCATTTGCCCCCGTGTTCACTGTCTTCAGCCATCGGAGCTACCGGAAGTTGGTCTTCTCCCTTTCTACGAGCGCTTTCAGTGACAGCGTGCATATTAAGCCATAGTGCTACGTTCTTAGAATTGGAAAAGGTAAGGAACTCAGATGCAGCATCGTAGTGGAATTCGTGCACACCTACGCCTGAATTCTTGCTTATGTCTACGCGTAAGGAGTTGTATGGGTCAATGAATACACCGTCAACCTTTTTGTAGGTCATTGCCTTCTCAATGTATAGCAAGATGTCCATATAGGAGTATACTTTATCGTTTTTAATGATGATAAAGTGGTCTTTTACCCATTGATAGGCTTGTTTACGAGTCAGGTAAGACATTGACTTAATATCCATATCGCAAGCGAACTGCATCAGCTTCATCTTGATAGATGCTGTCTTGTTCTCTGCTGAATAGATAATCCATTTCCATCCGTGTCGTATAGATGCATTGAGCATCATATGGAGTGCGAGTGTAGTTTTACCTACGTTGCTGTGTCCATTTACGATGATGAACTCTTTCTTGTAGACAAAGTGTGTATCTATATTTTGGTGACCTGTGGTCAGCCCCATTTCGATACGGCCCTCAGCAAAAGCGTTAATCCAATCCTCATCTGAATCATCAGATGAAATGAATGACATATCTCCGTCCTCAATTTGAAATCTACGCTTCTCTTTCTCCTCTTGCTCTACGATTTCGTGGATAGGCTTTCTCTTCCCTTCCTCGATTCCGTCACAGATTGTCTTCTTGGCTGAGTCAATGCTTTCAATGTCGTGACGCTGAATCTCACGTAGGAGTACGCGATATGCCTCGTCTTCCTCTACTCTACCCGCAGATACGAATCCTCCGCACAAGATAGCCGCACGTAGAAGGACAGCGTGTTTCTCTCCGGGTTGTGCCCGACGAACCATCAATGCCGCTACGTTTAGCTTCTGATAATCAGTTGCCTTTATAGGAGCTGTCTTCTTTGGTGCTTCCTGTTGCTGTCTAACCTCTTCTGTAGACACCATATTCCCAAAGGGCTTAGCTGTCTTAATGCAGATGTTTGGGTCGTAGGACTCAAAGCAAGCACGGCTCTCATTCTTTCCTGATGCGTCTATGGTAATACCATATCGTTTATCAAAATAGATTTCAAGTGCCTTGAAGTGGTCACGATGCCGTTCAGGATTAGTGACTTGTACTAGCGCCTTGACTCCATCTCCGGAAGGAGATACCCAAGTAGCCATTACGTAGTCATCTACGCACAACAGGTCTTTAACCTCATCTACAGTCGAGAACTCAGATACGTGGTCAATGTCAATTACGATTAATCTGCTGTGGTCAATGAGTTGATTGTCCTCGCGCTTGCGGAACACTCCTGACCATAGGACTACAGGTAGTCGCGTCTTAGCCTCTTTATTGCCTTGACGGATTAAATCAATAGTTGCCTGTTGTCTTCCGTCTCGTATTCTGTTAAGTGCCTGATTTACAGTTATGTATGCAGGTGAATCTTTCTCGAATACTGACTTGAAAATGGTTATTTTACTTTCAAGTACGGCTGACATTGTATGATTCTAGTATTTGAATTACCTCTTTCCAATAATCACTAGCATCACCTGTAGCGATAAAGTACACTTGTTTGGCGTTGATTAATGCATCTTCAATTCCGTGCATACCGAAAAGTATGTCTGCGTGCTCCTTAGGAGTCCTCTTTATCTTTGTAAAAGGCTTTTTCATACACTTCAAGTGTTAATCGTTTGTAGGCCGTAATTCGATACTTATCTGTCAAGTCGGGAAGTAGTTCTTTGTTTTCTTCTAGAAAATTGTATAAGCGAATTCTAAATGCATCTTCACGAATCAATGGGTCAATCATATCTATCCCATTCTCATTAAAGAATGTGACGGCTATAGCTTCAACACTTCTAATGTGTAGTGTCATCTTGAAATCACCTATATCAAGAAGGCTTGATGCTGTTTGTACTCCGTGAATCACAGTGGCGTGATTCTTCCCGAAGGCATTGCCAATCATCTGAAATGTAATAGGTCTCCGGCGCAATACAAAGTAGCACGCGTGCCGAATGTCTACTAACATCTGAGTACGCGACTTTGCAAACAAATCTACTTTGTAAAAGTCCGAGACAGCCTTGACAAATTCACCTATCTTGGCGGGTCTGTACTCGTATGTCATTTATGTTTTTTTAGTCCAGCATCCAATACAGCTTCAACGTCTATCTCTGCGCGTCGAATGATGATTTTTGCTAGGTCTTCTCCGGTAATTGTTAAACTCTTGAGATTCTTTGTTTCAACCAATAGTACGTTGTCGCCTTTCTTCCACGGAATGTAGATGACAGAGAACTTGTGAGGCGGTATCTTTTCTAAAGAAAGTACACCTCTCTCGACGACATTCGCTTCTATGATTTCAAACATAGCCATATCCTTCATAGGTGTGTAGGCTTGGAAGGTAGGAGGCGTCATCTTGACAACCTCCAACCCCCATTCCAAACCACAAAGGAAACCTAATGATGACTTAACTAAATCAGAAGGGTAGGTCATCCGTAGGCGTAATTGCAGGTGCGTGTCCTACAGGAGCCTGAGCTACAGGCTGAAATGTAGGTTGGTACTGCGTAGCAGCAGGACCTCCGAATGCTTGCTCAGGAGTTGCCGGAGTAACAGTTCGTGGTGCTTGCTTAGACCAAGTTGATGGGTCAGATACTTCGATGTAGTATTTGCCCTTAGAAGAAAGCTTCAAGTCAAATGAAACGAAAGGCTTTTCACCTGCTGTTGCGTAGCGCTGAAGGTCATTCATTTCTGCAATAGACAAAGAGAAACGAACAGCTACACCTGCATCAGGGTCTACGAATGAACGAGCTGCATCATTCCACACTTTTACGGACTTAACGTATCCGGCGAAGATTTTTGTGTTTTCCATTTTAGTTTTTGTTAGAGATTAAAGATAATGCGTAGGCAATGTATTCTGCCTGAATTTTACAATCGGTTAGTGCATCGTGGACTGTATGATGCTTCTGTTTTAAAATAGCCCTCTTTCTTCCGCCATCGGTCAATGACTCTAAAGTCCTTATGTCTCGAATATTTTGGTGACTGATTGGGCACTTCATATATTCTTTAGCATAGGTGGTCTTTAGGATTCCATAATCGAATGTGGAATGACACCAAACATTCTCGATATACTCACGGCTCATCCAATAGTAGAATTGGTTAAGAACTGTACCAATCTTGACTCTTGGCTCAGAAAAAAAGACAGATTTCATTACGTGATGTTCCTGACTCATCCACCACATAACTGTTTTAATATCAGGAACGTAGTCACGTTTAGTTAAACTATCAATTTCAATATACTCATTGAACTCGTCAATGATTTTATAGTCCTTGAATTTAACTGCCGCAAGTTGAACAATAGGTGAATTAAAATCTGTCCCTAGTGTCTCAATGTCGAATGTTACGTGTACGTCTTTCATACCTCAGAGAACTCGTAGTAAGCATCGGGCGTCATCTCTCCGTTCACATAGCTAAGTATGTTAGCGTAGGCCATATCAAACTTCATCTTGCCGCTAGCAATCGTGTATTCAGATGCCTTGATAACCCGAATGCTGTAAGGTGAATTAGTTCCCTGAACAATCCAATAAAAGTCCTTGATGCCAGTCAGTTCCGTGTAGATGTAGACCTGTAGGTCATAGTCATACACCATTACATCACGCTTGAAAGCATCGGGATTGCTAGATGTTTTAAGGTCGGAAATAAATCCATCGCCTAAGTTGTCTAAGAACCCTTTAACAGGAAACTCATTGATGAAACCTATGACTTTCTTTTGATGCTCTCCCGATAGATATGTGTCATATACTCCGGAATCTTTGATGCGCTTAGCCATAGCATTAGCCGCATTCATATCATCTATGCTTACGATTGTGCGATGTCCTGCCTCATACATAAAATGCTTTTTAGCATCCTTGTATGCTGTAGTCAAGCGTGGTTGTTTACCACCAATCTTCTCGCATATTTCGGTGTCATCAAAGACAGCATACTTGTCGCCAATGCAATCCGGAGTAAGGAGTACATCGTCATACAGCGTACCAAAAGACAGGCTGTCTGTTTCCTTGCGTAGAAGTCCACGCACATACAGGTCAAACCGCTTCAGGTCTTTGTATGCTTCCTTCATACTGCTGTATGAAAGAGCATCTTTACCTGTAAGTTCTTGTAGTTTTATTGCAAGTTCCATAACTCTGTGATTTGCTCTTGTGTGAAAATAGAACCATACTTCTCGATTGCCTTCTTGGTCAATGATTCACGGTCTTCGGGCTTTGCTGCCTTCAAGTAATTCCATACCTGAGCGTACTTGTCCTCTGCGCTTACAGGCGCTGGAGTAGGTGTAGGCGCTGGAGTAGTAGGCGTTACTTGCTTTACTGGGCTTGGAGGAAGCGCTTGGCCTTTCCCGTGCATATTAGTTGCATCAGCATCTTTGGTATCATCGATAAGGAACATACCATTCAGTGCGTACTTACGAGCGTAGGACGATGATGCGCCAAAGGCTTGTGCAATGTCCATACCCTTGCGATTGAAATCAACACCTGCATAAGCCTTCACCTCTACGCAATCAGTGCCTGTACCTACAATCACAGTCGCACAGATAGCCATCCACCCATTACCCTCGTAGATGCTGTCAGATACGCGCACAGGTAGGTTGTATTTCATCAGCAAAGGCTTTACAGCCTCAAGGATGTCTTCTTGATTCCGGTATGCATACTTACCGAAACTATTGTATTGACCCTTTGGTGCTTTTAACTCTGCTTGAACTCGTAAAAGTTTCTCTGCCGAGGTCCATTCGTATGTGTCTACGTGTGGCTCTACTTGCGTAGGTGACTCCGCTGTAGCGGTCTGTCTTGGTGTTCTTGCCATATTGAATTGAATTTATTTGTTGACAAATGTAGTTAAAAACTTGTGGATAACAATCAATCTGCAAAAGAAAGTTTTGGTAAGAATATCACTGTCAATCGGTCATCTTCGATTGTTAATGTAATATCCTGAGGCTCAATCATTTCTGAGTATTTATTACAGGTGCTGATTAGGTCACTCACATATTCTACGCTTACGGTCTCATTCAGAAGTGTGCGTAGGGACTTGTCACAGGCAAAGAATGTTACCTTAGTCAGTTTCTTTTTTCGTTCCATTTAATTCAGTTTTTATTGTTGGGTCTAACTCGTGAAGTTCTTCCAATGAAAGGTCTAACAGCTTTTGCATCCCTCTTTGGATTGATAAGAACGAGAACTCTTTCTCGTCGTCATCTAAGGTCTTTAAGTATTTGTCAAGGTGCTCTTCTAGTTTTTTGATTAGTTGATTGGTTAAGAATTTTATGTCTTGCCTATATAGCGTAGTCCCCTGTAGGTCATCAAGCAATTCCAATTGACACTGATGTAGGATTACTAATTTGGTTGCTATTCGAGATTGATTATTCTCCATCGTGTCTTAGTTCATTTGCTTTGTTTTCGTACCATTTTGCTTTTTCAATGTCTTCTAGAACACTCTCTGTCTCTTTCAGACCTGCTCGCATCCGGTACTTGAATGCGTTGATTTCACAGAAGTTGATGAATGCCTCCTTTCCGTAGACGTCAATCATCATCTCCCATACATCCTTACCACTACGAACGTAATGGCTTGGTCTTACTTTCTCCTGTGTCATAGTTGGTGTATCCAATGATTTTTTTAGATAGTATTCTTCTTATCCTGATGTGTCCTATGATTCCGTTGTTGAATATCTCTTTATTCAATCCTGCGAATCCGGTGTATACCTTTCTGTCGAATCGTTCAATCTCAGACAGATTACCATAAGTGCTTATGATTTCCATCTTCTTCACATAAAGTATCTTCTTCTTTATGTATTCAACCTCGACAACTAAGAAGTTAATCGGCCTCCTCACACCTACGTGACTTAAACCTTGACCACATCTTTGCGGCAACAGCAATCCTCTGCGGATAGAAAGGATAATCTTTCTTGAGCCTAGCCATAGCGATACGAATAAACTGCTCTCTCATAGGTTAAACGCTTTGATTGTGTACTTAAACGGATTTCCTTCAATGTTCTTCACCAATTCAAGCATCTGCTTAGCAACCTCTCGCACCTCTACTTGAGCGTGTTCGCTGTTACGTAGGTGTAGGAAGTGTGCAAATGAACGCCAATTGAACGAGATGTCCATTGTGATTTGAGAATTCATCGTCTTAAAGAAACGTGCGGATTCCTTAGCTCTCTTGCGTCCAAGAACAGGAGTAAGTTGCTCAAGGCATCTGTGGTAAAGTGTATTGGAAAGCCGTGTGAAAATCTCAAGTTCTGTTTCCCAATACTTATTCCAATCCTCAGGCAAGTAATACTTGTCCTCTTTCAGCTCCTTGTAACGCGCCGATTCCCCGTTGATACTCACGCCTATACGATGCTTGAGTAGGTGTATGTGCGTAGCTTGGTCTACGTCTACGAGAAAGTGAAGCGTTGACTTTTCAAACGGTGTGTGATGACCTTCTGAGGCTAGCATATTCAGTAGGTCAGGCATCCTTTCTTCCTTGTCTTTGGTCAGTTTCCTGCTCGTAGATGTCCACGCCGATTGTGCGTGTGTAGCGTCGGAGCCATAGTAGCCCACTAATTCAACCTTATTCATTTGGTGTTAAAGGTTTCGTTGTAGTAGTCCTCAAAGTCAAGTTCAATCCCTTTGGTGGCATTGATAAACGCATTGTAGTACGCTTCACTGATTTGTAGTTTCTCCTTTGTTTTGGCTTCCTCAATTAGATGGTACATACTGCTATGCACACCTACCGTGCTTTCAAGCTTTACAAACTCATACTCAAGCCACTCTACTGCTGTTCGATTTGCTGTCTCCGGTTTCATTTCTCGTCTTTCTTAAACTTACCAAGCGTTACTAAAACAACATACTCACTCCGGATATTAGTCCCATCTTCATACGTGACTACGCACTTAGCCGTGTTCACCCTACGCTTGTAGTAGTTGCACAGCGTAGTTACGAAACGCGAATCTTTTCGTGTGTAGAACTGCTCTCCTTCTTTACCATTTACTATCATAAAGCCCTCAAGTGAGGATAACGAACGTCCCATCTCTTCCTTTTTAATTGTTAAACTTTTCTTTTAATCCTTCCTTCTCCACGATTTTGCGGAGCTTTGATTCGTACATAGGGTCTTTCGCGTAGGTAGATAGGAGCGTGTAGAACTGTTGCTCCGTCTTGCATTTGTTCGCGTAGGTAGCACACCAAAAGGCGTAGTCAAGTACGCTGTCTTCCCACGTGTCGTAGTAGGCGTGATTCCTACGTGTACCCTTCGCTAAGGTAATCCTCTGCTTAGCCTCTTTCATTCCAAATAGATTATTGTTCTCCTTGAAAATCAGTGACTTATACCTTGAGCTTTCAAGTTTTGCTTGAGCCAATGCAATGTGGGGAAACCTGAGATTCATACCACCCATCTGCTGTACCAATTTGTCCTCAGTGAACGCGGGCTTATGTAGGTAGACGTTTAACGCACCCTCGTAGATGTGTGTATTCTTATCTATCAACCCAAACGTAACACACGCTGTAGTTGAAAGTAATACTGCAATTGAAACCGATAACTGCTTAACTGTCAATCTCTTGAATTGTAAACAGCCTTTGTCATACATATATAAATTCAAACGCATATCAATGTGTAATGTTAACTCGATGCAATACGAGATTATACTTATCGTAGATGTATGAGAAATCATCCAACAGCGCTAACGTATACCTACGTGTAGAGAACAACAGCGCATCGCCTACCATACCTCTACGTATACCATTCTCGATGATGTATTCCATCCGGCGCACACCTACCTCGTAGTCCATTAGGTGTACCTGTACATCACTAGGTATGTACCTGTCCCACGATTCACGTAACTCTACGTAGGCATCTTGAACAATTTTACTTACAATCATCTGTCTCATTCTGTTCACGTTTTACATTTTGATTAAACAATAAGTTTAAGTTGTTGACGCGTTCTAACTCACGTTGAAGTGCCTCAATCTGTTGATTCTTAAACTCTAACAGTGCTTTAATTGAATCATTCATTTAACACATTTTTTGAATTGAATTAAATACTATATGCCCAAGACCACCTTTGTATTGTGCTGCTTTGGGGGAGGCGTGTGAGCGCCCCCCTTTCAGCTGCTGCTTGCACTATGCGAAGTTACAAGAAATAATTGATAAAGTCAATACTAAATAAAAACTTTAAGTGAGGTTACATAACTGCCTCATCGAATGAATAATAGATTTCTTTAGGGAAGTATCCGATTACCCAAGCGGTGACATCGCACAGCCAACAAATCTCATTACCCTTGAATCCGTACTTATAGTACGCACCATCGAACTCGCATTTCTCAATCATCTTGAGTGTGCGGTAGCTCTTAGGCATATACTTAGTGCTCGTAGATATAGTGAGCGTCACGTCATCGGCACGTCGAAAGAAGCGACGTTTCTGTTCTTCTCCAAGTTTATCAAGGAAAATATCAGCTCCGGCAACCATCATCAGGTTAGCCTTAGGTCCTTTCCATTGTGGTACGTCAGCGAACCAATAGCCCTCGTCCTTGTAGAAGCGCATCGTGAAAGGCTTGTCACCAATCTTCTTAGGTCGTGAAATAAATTTCAGTGTTGCAAACATTGCACGCTTGAGAGCGTAGAGGAATTTGTAGAATTTTCTGTTCATAGTGTTGTATTGAATTTAGTTTTTGTCCGTCCGTTTCTATATATGTGTAGGTATGTAGTCCTAGATACCCGGACAGTACGTGTAGGTATCAGGCATAGGTAGATGAGAATCTTATTTAGAAAACTCATCGCGTAAGAATGCTAGTACCTCAATGTGCATCTCAGCCGTTGCAATCATCTTAGGTAGGTTGTAGTCGTGTCCGGAACCACCTGCAATGTGCGCTGCACCGTGGTCGATGAAGTAGGCTTTTGTATCGTAGTCCACCTCGACGTCACAGCTAACGGTACTAAGGGATTGTGTCTTAGCGTGAATGTAATCTTTAGAGAATCGGTAAGTGCGTTTAATTTCTTGCATATCAGTAAGTTGTATTAGTTAGTTAAAGTTTTAATTCAATCATCCTCGAATAGTTCGTCGTCGATTGTGTTCGTACTCTCAAGCATATCGGCATAGGCATATACCTGTTGTCTGTCCGATAAGCGGAGGAACAGCATCTCGATTTCGTATTCAGGATTGTGTTGCTCCATTACCCAAGCGGCATAGTTCTTAGCCGCATCTTCCGGTAGTGTCATAGGTGTAGGTGTGTTATGTATGTAGAGGTAGGGGTGAACACACCCCCACCACTAAGATACATAGTTAGAGAAACCGTGAGCACGGAGGTGTGAACGCTGCTCAGATGTGAACATACGCTCCCACTCAGGAATGCGTTTCTCCAATCGTGTGTAGTCGGAACTCAACAATTGGTTAGCGAAGTACACATACAATTGGATTTTCTTCTCCAAGTTGGTAGCGCTGTATTGCTTACGCAAGTGCTTGTGTAGTTTCGAACGCTTGTCGTGCATCATCGCAAGGATAGTGAACGGAGTAGCACTCAAGTTGTCACAAATAAGACGAAGCAAATCGCGGCGCCACAACAGCGTGTCTACATCAGGCACAGCGCTTATAATACGTAACTCGACGCGATTGTCAAAGATGCGAACCGATTGGTATTTCTCATCGTCACGAATGATATTCTCATTCTTCTTCACCTTGCAGTGCCGTCCGTTGATACGCCCCACATACAGTGAGTAGATAAGCGGAATCCACGGCCCCATCATTTGGAACAATCGTTTACCCGTCACACCTGTGGCGCCTAGATGTATGTGCCCACCGCAAGAGCCTGTGTTGTATTGTGCATCTATGTGGTTACGTAAGTCCTCGCTGTTCTTCAGGTCGTTGTCCAAGTCATTGGTGTACAGGTCATACGTAGGTGAGACCAATTCGTAACCGGAGTAACTACTCAGCGAACCATCGCGCTCCTTAGCCCACCGTGTAGTGTTGTACAACAGGTCGGCATCAACAGAACGGCGGACAGATGAATCTTCTTTCTCCACCTCGAATCCGATAGTGAACTTAGCCTTCTTGCTTGCCTTGTGAACCCGATTGAATCCCTTGTAGGAACGCACTTCAAGAACAGGAGGCGTTTCTTCCGCTTGTGGTATACCTAGACGTGCTTGCATATCAGGGCTGTCCATATCGAACACATCCTCGCTGTCATCAATGTATTCCTCAGGCATAGATGAGGAAAGGCAACAGGATATAGAATTATTCTCTACGAAGAAGGCAGTAGCATTCGCCATAGAAAGAATATCCTCAGCTGTTGCCTCATCGAACCCTCCAATGTCACGTAGGTATTGCTCGTTAAACATACTCAATACACCACGAGGAGCATTAAGATTTTTGTAGATGTATCCCCACCCATTCAGTCGCTCAACACCCTCAGATACACTAGGGCTTGCAATGCAATGCCTACTATCAAATTGCGGGAACTTTGAGGCGATAGGTAGGTATATGCGATTGTCTTCTCTGCCCGCTGTAAAAATAACTGACTCACCAAGATTATTGAAGTGGCTTATGAATTTAGTCCACGGAATCATCAAGTCATATACGCTCCAACACCACATAGAAGAATGCAAAGGCGATGATTGTCCCTTAAATGAAGCTCGCACATTTGAGCCATACGCATAGGCATCAGCCGTCATATCTGCTTGCTTGTATAGAGTACCACCTGTACGTTGGTACTGAGACCTCATATCACTATTTACTGAGAAATTTTTTGCCGTATGAATAGGCGGCAGTAACGGAACATAAGTACCATTGCTAGATGCTTGATAACGTGTGTTAAGGTTACGTAGGTAAGGCCGAAGGCACTCATCTGTATAGTAGTTGAACAAGTCCTCCGGGAGGCCGAAGTTGGGAGCTAGGAAGTTAACATTGTGAATCATAATACATTAAGGATTAAATAGTTAGACAATTCGATTAAACAATAGGTTGAACATTACGAGTACAGTAACCCACACACAGCGGTCTCAGCCCGGTAGTTGTAGGTTCCGCATCGGTCGCACTCACAGGCATCGGTAACGTACTCAGTGCTGTAACATTTGCTACACCAAAAAGTACCCAATGATTTGGTATCCGTATCATCGATGATGCTCTCATCAACATCCGCATCAACAAAGGGCACAGATGCCTTAGGCAATGCAGGCAAGGGCTTACCTACAGATGCCCCTAACGTAGGTGTAGATGCAGTGTAAGGCTTTTCCCACGCTTTTCCCCATCCCTTTCCCCAATCGTAGACAGCCTTGTCTCCGTAGTAGCGCACACCGCTGTTCTTGTAGGAGTCGTTGGAGTACCAATTATCGTCAGCCCAATGTCCGGCTTTCTCGTTGACAATCTCGTAGTCACCGGTGTTGTCGATAAAGATTAGTTTATTACCTGTACCACACATAGATGCAAGCGCCGTGTAGATGAAGTTATTGGATAATAACTCGTCGACATTTTGGAGCATAACCTCCGGCAGTCCGGACAACAGGTCGGCAAGTTTAGCCGTGTCGCTGTACGCCTCAGTACCTAGCCCGCTTAGGATGCCGTTGTGCATAAGGCCGATGTTCTCACCTACCTTGAATGGGTGAAGGAACTCGTCGGTCTTGCCGTGCGTTGCAATGCGGAAGTGAATACCCACAGGTGTGTTCTCGTCACGATTGTCATACGCTTGTAGGTAGGTGTCGTAGAACTCGGTGAAGTCAGTTGATTTGTGCTTGTTGGCTTTCTTGTAGGTGTGCAGTGCACCACCTTGTACCCACATAAGACCCGCGCCGTTGAAGTTGGAGTCCCAAGAATTTTTCAGATGTTTTTTGGAAACCGCGTTTCCCTTGTTAAGAATTGCTATACACATAGGCTATTGAATTTAAATAAGTTATACATTTTTATTAAAGCATTTGTTGAACAGGTCACATTACATAAGCATCAGGTATTAGGTTGAACATTTGTCGTTTGACGATGCAAAGGTATAACATTCGGTATGCCCTTGTCAAGTGTTTGGTGAAGTATTTTTTTGTTGTTGCTATACATAACTACGTTATGATTTTTTCCAATCGAGGCTAGCAAGTGTAAGTGTGGATACAATCGCAAGCGGTGTAGATACAATCGCAAGTGTGTACTCATTGTGTAGCACAGCGAAAACAAAAGCGAACGTAGACAATCCGGTGAAGGTCGAAGCAAGGTAGTGTGGTAAGTTTCTCATAGGTGTGTAGGTGTTTGTAGGTGTAGGTATATGTGTGTGTAGGTAGGTGTGTGTACCTACGTATGTATGTGTACGTAGGTGTAGGTGTGCGTGCCTACGTGTATGTACGTAGGTGTAGGTGTGTACCTACGAGGCATCATCCTCGAAATACTTTCCAATGATTCTCAATTCATCATCGGTCAGTGGTGTTTTAAACTCACTCAGATGCAGTCGTTTAACATCCTCGAAGCCGTGGTCGTTCCACTTACAAAGCGAATGCAGTTCATCGTAGAAGGCAATGCGCTCGTCATCGTAGCGCCACAGGTACTCAAGTAGGCTCAGGAAATCGTCGACAATAGGGTCACCGTTGACAGCCTTGAAGTATCCGCCGATGAATCCGGCGTAGTCCTCGTACTTAGCGCTCACATCTACGTGAAAGTGCTCGCTCAGTAGGCGTAGGAAATCCACAGGCGGCATTCCCTTTGAACCACCGACGACAGAAATTACATCTACCTTGTTGTCAAGGTCGACGATTGTGTACTCTACGTTGTACTCCCACCACACAGGTGAGGCGGCGCCGTTGTCCTCAGGGGTCAGGGTGTAGCCCTTACGTAGGTGTAGGTCGCGCAGTCGGTCGTACATCACGCCGTGGTCGGGTGTGTAGTCGAGGAGAAAATTGTAGGCAGCTCGGATATTCTCAGGCTTGCCGGAAATCGTTACGAAGTTGTTGCAAATGTTAGCCATAGGTGTAGGTGTTTGTGGGTTTATGTGTAGGTGTAGGTGTGTATGTGTGTATGTCTACGTATGTAGACGTGCATATATGTGTAGATATGTATGTCTACGTGTGTAGGTGTAGGGGTGTGTATATCTACACACACCCCCTTGCCTACGTGTACCTTACAGGTGTGCAGCCTGTTGTAGGTGGCGCTCAACATCCGCGGCGTGGACGTCGATGATGTCGGTTACCTCGGTGAAGGTAACGTAGTTGGAGAATTTTTTGCCCTCCATACGCTCGGCAAGCGACAGTGCAAAGCCCACTCGCAGTGCGATTGTGCGCTCGTCGTAGACCTTACGCAAGTGCTTGTGCAGCGGGTGTGATTTGGTCATCGCAGCCCGGGTGAAGTAGGCCGCACCCTTTCCGGCGTGCTCGGCGGCAATGCGGAGCAAATCGCGGCGCCACAGCAAATTTTCAGTGCTCTTGACGGCACTCGGCACTCGGTACTCGATGAAGCCCGGCTTGACGTGCACAGCGCCCATCTTGCTGCCGTCCTTGTAGTCCGGACGAATTTTGCAGTAGCGATTCAGCAAACGTCCCTTGTAAAGGGACAGCAACAGGGGTGTGAAGCCCTTCATCTGTTCGTAGACCTGCAATCCGGTCAGACCCTTGATGCCGAAGTTGATGTGCCCCCCGCAGCGCTCGCTGTAGGCGCCGTTGACGTGCTCGGTGATGCACTCGCTTGCAAGGTCGGTGTCGAGCTCAGACCCGAACAGGTCGTAGGTAGGTGAGACCAATTCGTATCCGGTCATATGGTTCAGTGAGCCGTCGCGCTCTCGAACCCATCCGTAGACACGGGTGTCAATCACGCTCCACACATTCGTAGGTGTGGTGTCCTCTTTTTCAACCTCGAAGCCGATGGTAAACTTTGCCTCGCCCGCTTTCCACTCACGGACAGGTGAACCCATCCGGCCTTGGTGGTAGTCCTCGACACGGATGCCGGTGTTGATGCCGCGGGTAGGTGTAGACATTGTGCTCATAACATTGGGGTTTTGGTTATCATTTTGGATTAAAACATACTCGGAATTTTGCTCATCGAAGGTGTACCACACACCCTCATCATCTACGTGGTAGTAGGCATCTGCATCCTCTACGTAGACACAATCGTCCTCGCTGTACCACCCTTCGGCGACAGTACCTTCGGTAACATTTCGTAAGTTCCACATATAGAAGTAGGTGTTTCCGTCGCTCAAACTTACGTAGTAAGTATCGGAAACGTGAACCCATCCGGCATCCTCAGTGAGGACAGCCTCGTTCATAGCGCACCACTCGCCTCCGTGGTTGCCCCTGTCTAAGAGCACCGCGTCACTCAGCATCACAGGGGTGTCGTAGATGTCGTAGACAGCCTCCTCCGGAGTAAAGTATTGCGTTTCCCCATCAAGACGGAAGGCTACAGCCACATCTCGGTGAATATATTCACCGCCGTAGTCACTCATTTCGTGTAGCACTACACACTCAGACATAGGGTGTTGTTGACCCTCGTAATCGAAAACATTTTTCATAACACAATTTTTGTACATTCGGGTCAAACATTCGGCGTGACCCTTTCGCCGTTGGCTCTGCAAAGGTATAACAATCGAAACCCCTTTGTCAAGTGTTTGGCAAAAAAAATTTTAGTTCTTGCCGTATATACTACTTCGTAGTATAAATTTATTTTCCCTCCTGAATGTAGGAGTACAATCCGGCTACAGCAGACATAGCACCTATCAGCCCAAAGCCTACGAATCCACGACGTAGACACTCAGCGAACAGGAATGTACCTGCTAACATCAGGATGAAACACATTACTTTATGCATAACTAAACATTTTGGTTAAGACATATCCCTTAGGATATGTTTCGGCTATTAAAGCCTCATCAGTTAACCTTTACACCTTTCATCATCAGATGATACCTCTCATTGAACTCATTAGTCATACTAATGATATAACTCCAATCCTCAGTAGTTTCACCATCATCATCGTAACCATCATTCCAAAGTAACTCATCGTAGTAGTTAACTAACTTTAGGTACTTATTGTAGATTGAATTGTAAGTTGCTTGAGAAATAGTTTTCATAACTAATAGTTTTTAATTTTTTTTTTTTTTTTTCTTACTCAGTGCTATGAACTCAAATAGAGTCCATAGCAAAACAAGTTTTGTTAGCATAATCATACCACATCTCTGCTCCAACAGGAATCAAAGTACCGGTAGCATAACACTTAGAGTTAAACCTAGCCTTAATCTTCTTGAAGGCATAAGAGACATAGATATTCTCTTGGTAGATACTAGTAAAACTTGGAGTTTTACGAGGTGAGTAATTACTCTTTGTAGATTTGTTTTTAATCTTACTCATAATAACTATTACATTAAGTTATTCATTAGTCGCGGTGTGTGGAGGGCTTTCCTCTCGGCGACGATGCAAAGATATGGCGGTGGAAATGCCGTTGTCAAGTTTTTTGAAATGTTTTTTTTTAATAATTTATATATATGTTCCTTTGGAACAATATAAATTATTACTTTTTTGGAGCCGTCGCCTCGCCCGTTTTTGTATTAGATACTTAGTTAGATATCTAAGAAGGGGATTGTTTACTCTAACTATTTGTTAGATAGAAAGATATAAGGTTTAATTAAAGAACTAAGTGAGATAATAAACCATTAGTATCTAGTAATCAATTGGTTAGATGGAGAGAAAGAATACTATGATATCTAACTAATAGGCTAAGATATTCTTACTAGGAGTTATAGAAAAGGCTAGATATTATTCTAACTCTGCGTGCGCGCGCGGGGGCTTGGGTGCGCGGATGCGTTTGGGTACGCGCTACGGACCGTCCCTATATATATATTATCCCCACCATATACATTTCTCATATGTTTTATGCACCATATACATTTCTCCCAATTTAAAGCAAAACTTGAAGTGGTTCAGCTACCCCATTGGTTTTGAGGAAGATAGAATCTGTTAATTCAACCACTAAGGTGGATTGAAATAGCCTATATGTATAAATGCAATACGCCGTCTTTACGTTTGTGACTTCAGCGTGTTATGGTTTGTGTTGTATTTGCAGCGTGTTTTACGCTATGATTTGGAAAAGCAAGGGATTCTGTGAATACATTGCTTTACATAACATTGTTATTGCTGCAATGCTAAAGCTGTCTAAAGACAAAGCGAAGTTACGAAAAAAAAATGACATTTCCAAATCCTTATCCACAATTGTTCAAAATTCTGTATGTGCTGATTTTCTGTATTTGGAAAGTTGTTACATTTGTCTTGTAATGAAAGGAAACAGATTCTTGTATTCTTAAAACCAAACGTAAAACACGCTGCAAATGCAAGTCAGTAAGTATGTAGCTATCTCCGAGGTTACCTCCTCAGATAACGCTAAACGCAAAGGCATCAGTAATATGCCTACTCCTGAGCACTTGGAGAACCTCAAGGTTACCTGTGAAGCTGTTCACACTCCTATACGGGAGCATTTTGCAAAACCTATCTTCATTTCCTCTGCCTATCGCTCTGCTGCTTTGAATAAGGCTATCGGTGGTAGTGCATCCTCTGACCATTGCAACGGTCGTGCTCTTGACCTCGACCAAGATGATAAGGGTACTGGAGTGACTAATAAGATGGTCTTTGACTTTGTTAAGGACAACCTTGACTTTGACCAACTGATTTGGGAGTTTGGTACTTCTACTAACCCCGACTGGGTACACGTTGGATACCGTAAAGGTGCTAACCGTAAACAGATTCTCCGTGCTGTCCGTGATGCTAAAGGAAAAACCTCTTATATTCCCTATAAATGAAAATGAGTAAGAAAATGTATATGGGTGGCGGGATGTCACCTGAATACGCAAAGGGTGGCTGGATTAAGAAAGCCCTCGAAAAAGCAAAACCCGGTGCTCTGCATAAGCAACTGGATGTACCTATGGGTGAAAAGATTCCCGTAGATAAACTCAAAGAAGCTGCTAAGAAAGGTGGTAAGCTTGGAAAACGCGCTCAACTCGCAATGACCCTACGCAAATTCGCTAAAAAATGAAAGTAACTAAAAAATACTACGAAGGTGGAAAAATGGATGAGGATGGCTCGCTTATTATGGTCAAAGCCACAACTCTTGACGAAGCTGTTAAGTCAGTCGCTGCTGCTGTTAAAGCAAGTGGAAAACAACCAACCCATTACAAAGTCAAAGCCTGCTTCTACGAAGAAGGTGAAGAGGAATAAACAGGGACAGTATTCCAAATGAGCACTGCAACGAAAAAGAATCCAGCACTGTGGAAACGCATTGTGGCTCGCGTGAAAGGCGGAAGCAAAGGCGGTGACCCCGGAGAATGGAGTGCCCGAAAAGCTCAGCTAGCAGTATCCCTCTACAAGAAAGAAGGAGGCTCCTACGCTGGACCCAAGAAGGAAACGTCACTCTCCAAGTGGACAAAACAAAAATGGCGTACCAAAAGCGGTAAACCCTCCTCACAAACAGGAGAAAGATACCTGCCCGAAAAAGCCATCAAGTCCCTGTCACCCCAAGAGTATGCCGCTACCACCAAAGCCAAACGCGAAGGAACAGCGCAAGGGAAACAATTCGTTGCACAACCCAAGTCCATCGCCAAAAAGGTTAAAGCATTCCGGAAATGAAACTCAGCAAGTCCGCTAAATACTTCAAGGAGAACCCCGAAGCTCGTGAGAAGAAGAATGAGTACAATACCAAGTACCATTCTACCGAAGAGCGTAAGAAGTATCGTGCATTTCTAAACAAAATGCGACACAAAGCCGGACGCTACGGCAATGGCGATGGTATGGACTACGACCACACTGAGAAGAAGTTTATCCCAGCATCTAAAAACAGAGCCAAGAAATGAAAGTCTCTAAGAAGAAAATAATGGTCAAGGCTCCAGAAGGATACCACTGGATGAATGAAGGAGGACGCTTTTTCCTGATGAAACACTCAGGTAAATTCGTTCCCCATCAAAACGCCTCTCTGGAGATGCCCTTTAAAGTGAAGGCTTCTCACTCATAGGTTCCTTACCGGAACACATCCGGTAGAACTTTGCGACAAACAACCTGCCCTTCTGCGTCAGTGCAAACCGAACGCAGAACGATTCCTCGTCTCGGAACATAAACTCTTCCATCTTCTTGCCACTCAACCTATCAAAGTGGCGATATAGATAGCCAGCGTTTCCTAGTGGAGCAATCGTCCTACGCTGAAATTGATACCTACTAAGGTTCATCTTCTCACTCATATGGTCAATGGTGAAGAACTCATAGCTGTACCCCAACAGCAAACAATGAATCTCACTCTGCGACAACCCATAGGTCTTCTTGCAGAAACGATATACAGGACCCAACAACTCCATACCAGTGTGCGACAGGTTTCGCTCCTGCAACGGAGAAAACTGCCTGAACATCCTTGACTTACGTACTCTGCTTTTAGGCATATGAATTAAATTTATATTTGTACAAAATTAAAAGATTATGGCAACTCTGTCCGGTCAAAAAGTAAAAGATGCTTTTCCCTCGCTTCTGAAGCTGGAAACCAATACCGCTACCAGTACCCCAAAAGTAATCGAAGACGGCAACGGAAACGATACGGCTCTTAAACTTGGGACCACCGCAGTAGAGATTAATGGTGAACTACGCTTTACAGCTACACCACCTAATGCCCCATCCGAACTCACAGCACTCCTGTTTGACGGAACTAAGGCCGTTACCCGTGAACTTGGAACAAACGCCTTTACTTCAAGTACCAGCACCTACACCGCAGCATCCCCTATTACGCTGTCTTCGTTTGTTTTTGGTCTTGATAACCCAGCAAACCTAGCACAGCTAAACTCAGCAACTGTTTCCCCTGCTGACTCTTTCCTTATTTGGGACTTTACCGCTACCCAACACAAAGGAATCGTATTCTCTGATATCGTTGCCTACCTGCAAGCAAACCTCGCTTTCATCTCTACCGCAGCAGGTTCCAACACCCAAATCCAATTCAACAGCGCCGGAACGCTGTCCGCTACATCAAACTTTACGATGAGCACCAGCGCTGGTTCCGAGCAGCTTATCTGGAGTGGCCTTGAGTTTGTCGTTCGTGAAACTAACTCAGGTAACGCTGCTATCTATCGTCGTGCCGTAAGCGCAACAATCGCAATCGGTGCAAGCAACTTTACCGTATTCTCTCCCCAGTACGCAAACTTCAAAGGCGTGAAAATCGAGTACACACTCTATAACGCTGCTGAATCTACCAAGCGTATCGGAACCATCCGTATCATCTGGACTTCTTCTACCGGAACCAACGTGACCGTAGACGAAGATATCCATACTTTCTACGGAGCATCTACCGCAGCAACAGTAACATTCACCGCAACAACTTCTGGTTCTCAATTACTTCTTCGCGCAAGCAACACCTCTGGTGAAGCACAATACTTGCGTATGGATGCTAAACTGTTCTACAGTTACTAATTGATTGCCAGACACTTAAATAAATTAAATGGAACTTATTAGGAAAATCATTGTGGGGCCAAACCCCCTCAATGCTATGGCTTATTACGTAGGTCAAAATGTAGGAGTATCGAAAATTGAAGCAATCGTATTAGATTTGCAGTATCTTGAGCAATTCGGAAAGGAAAAGTTTAGGGTATACATAAAGGACGATAGAGGCATTATGTGTTGGAAAACCATAATGAACGAAAACGTCATTTATGAAAACGACTGTAATTTCTAATTCAATTCATATGCAATGTTTAGACAGCTTTATCGTCCACATCCCACAGGCGGTAAAGGAAACGGTCACCGTTGGTGGTCAGGAAATGTACCTTTCGTCCAAGTTTAGCGAGTTCGAACACCGCATTCCGCAAGGGAAAGTAGTCGCAGTACCCGCTAAACACAAAACTCCAGTGAAAGTTGGGGACACTGTATACCTACATCACCACGTAATGGTCGATGGTATGCAGGTAATGGATGAAAAGAAACGCCACTATCGTGCTGAGTACGACCCTAGTGGTGGATTTGCTACTCAGGTGTATGCCTACGAGAACGAAGAAGGTCTTCATATGTTGACCAACTGGGTATTCGTAGAGCCTGTAAAGCAGCCTAAGAAGATTACTAGTGATATCATTGAGATTGTATCACTTGAACCAGAAGAGAATCGCTACGGTCGGATTATGTTCGACTCTGATGCTCTTGCGGAACTAGGCGTGAAGAAGGGAGACATCGTGTTGTTCTCCAAGAATTCAGACTACGAGATGGAGGTTCAAGGGAAGAAAGTATGGCGTATGTATACTGACCATATTATGGCAATCTGTTATGACTACAAAGAATAAGTTTACCACGGTAGATGCAGCACGAAGACTTTTAGATTCTATGGAGGACGCAATCAATAACCTCATTGAGGAGATTCGCGTCCCTGTAGATTCTGAGATTTCCGGTGCTGCACGTAAGGCTGAACTCTCTTCCATCAAGCAGTCCGTAATCGACTGCCGAGAACTCCTACAAGAACGTCAACGTCTTGAGCAGATGATTCTTGACCTTGAGGATTCCAAGAAGATAGGAGAAGAAGTTGACTTCAAAGGTGGATTTGCTGAACGCAAAGCGAAAGGTGCATAATGGCTGGCCTAAAGATTATAGATGATAAGGTCGTAATCAATATATGTCCTCAGGAAACTTCTGGAGAGATAATTGAACTGGCAGATTTACAGATTCAACTCCCAGAACTTCCTGAGAAATCTAAAATCCTCTTTCATAATAAGAAGAAAGAAGACCAATACTGGGAACGTCAGGAGCCACCTAAGGAGCTTATTGGCGTTAAGTCAATGGATGAGTGGTACGAAATGCCTAAAGAGTTTAAGGCTAAGTACAACGACTACATTGAGACAGAGTTCGAAAGACGTAGGAATGGTGTGTGGTTCTACAATAATGGCGTTCCAATCTATCTGACTGGACACCACTATATGTTTCTTCAGTGGAGCAAGATTGATATTGGATACCCAAGCTTCTTGCATTTCCAGTGGAAACTGCACATTCACCAAATGGCTTGTGAAGTAGACCCACGATGCTATGGACAGGTGTACGTTAAGTGTCGTCGCTCTGGATATACCAATATGTGTAGCTCCATTCTTGTGGATGAGGCTACTCAAGTGAAGGAGAAGCTGTTGGGCATTATGTCCAAGACAGGTGATGACGCTCAGGATGCTGTCTTTATGTCGAAGGTTCTCCCAATCTTCCGTTCTTACCCTTTCTTCTTTAAACCTATCCAAGATGGTACGACAAATCCTCGCGTTGAGCTTGCTTTTCGCGAACCTTCCAAACGTATTACCAAGAATAACAAAACTTCTCAGGTCGGGGAAGCGCTAGACACCATCATCAACTGGAAAAATACCACCAACAACGCCTATGACGGCTCCAAGACCCACGTCTTGTTTCTTGATGAGGCTGGAAAATGGGTAAAGCCAGCAGATATTACTGAATCTTGGCGCATCCATCGTACCTGTTTGATGATTGGTCGTAAGATTATTGGTAAAGCACTGGTAGGTTCTACGGTAAACCCGCTGGATAAGGGTGGTCGCCAGTACAAAAAGCTGTATCAGAACTCAGATGTAAGCAAACGGAACGAAAATGACCGTACTATTTCTGGATTGTACCGGATTTTTATCCCTGCCTACGAAGCATTGGAAGGTTTCTTTGATACCTATGGAAATGCTATCGTTGAAGACCCTGAGAAGCCAATCATAAGTATGGATGGTGACGTCATCAAGATTGGAGCCAAGACGTTCTTGAGAAACGAGCGTCGTGCTATGTCCTCAGATAGCTACGAACTCAATGAATTCATCCGTCAGTTCCCATTTACTGATGATGAGGCATTTCGTGATTCAACAAAGTCCAGCCTGTTCAACATCAACAAGATATACGAACAGGTTCAGTACAACGAAGATTTGTTTCCTAATCCTGTAGTAATTGGGAACTTCGTTTGGCAGGATGGCGTTCAGGACTCTAAGGTTATCTTCTCACCCGACCCAAATGGTAGGTGGCGAATTACGTGGATGCCTCCGTCCCATTTGCAGAACATATATAAAGTAGAGAAGAATAAGAAGATTCCACCCAATACACACCTCGGCATTGGTGGAGTTGACTCCTATGACTTGGATGTGACTACAGATGGACGTGGCTCTAAAGGTGCTTGTCATATGATGACCAAGTTCAATATGGAGTTTCCTTCCAATATGTTTGTAGCCGAGTATGCATCAAGACCACCTCTAGCGAAGATATTCTATGAGGATGTTTTGATGGCTGCTGTGTTCTATGGCTTCCCTCTCTTGATAGAAAACAACAAATACGGAATCGTAAGATACTTTGAATCAAGAGGTTACGATGGTTACATTATGGACCGACCACAACACCTCGGCGGTTCTACCACCCACGTTACGGTGAAGTCAAAAGGTATTCCATCTAACTCTCAGGATGTCATTCAAGCTCACGCTCAGGCTATTGAATCTTATATCCACCATCACGTTGGACTCAACGACGAGACCGGACAGTACGGGAATATGTACTTTGTTAGAACTCTTGAGGATTGGGTGAATTTCAAGATTGATGACCGAACTAGATTTGACTTGAGTATCTCGTCTGGCTTAGCATTGCTTGGCGCTCAGAAGGTTACGATGGAAAAGCCCAAAACTAATTTCAATGAGAAAGTATTCTTCCGTAAGACACGGGAAATCAGGCGTTAGTTATATCTGTATATTTGCATAAAAGGCTTAAGTTATTATGGCAGACTATATCGACTTGTCGAGTAACGTAAACTTTCCTGACCCGTTGGCGAATCACACAACGAAGGTCAGTAAAGAGTACGGTTTACAATACGCGAAAAGCGTATACTCGCAGTGGGGAGGAGTTGACACAACTGGTTCATTGTACAATGTCCGTTGGCGTGAGTTTCAAATCAATCGCGACTATGCGAATGGAACTCAGGATACCAATATCTACAAACAGATTCTAACGTCTCTGGACCCGAACAATGGTGATGGTGCTCTTCTTTCTATTGATTGGTCTCCAGTACCCATCATCCCTAAGTTCGTTAAGATTGTAGTCAATAAGATTCTGTCTACTGAACCATATCCTAACGTAGAGGCAATTGACCCACTTTCTCATAGTGAGAAGGATAAGGAGAAGGCTCGTATCCGGGCAATGGTTAAGAATAAGGATATTCTTAAGGAAGCTAAGGAAATGGGTCTTGAAACATCTGCTGACCCAGACGCTCTTCCTGAAAGCCTTGAAGAAGCAGAGATTTTCTTCGAAACAAACATCAAGACGCAAGCAGAGATTGCAGCACAGATTGCTACACGCCTCACACTGTCTTGGAATGACTTTAATGAGCGTATCTATCGTCGCAACGTAGAAGACCTCGTTAGCATCGGTATGGCTGTTGTTAAGCGTAACAACGACCCGAACTACGGAATCAAAGAGGACTACGTAGACCCTGCTTACTTTATCCATAGCCTTACAGACGACCCGAACTTCTCGGATTGTATCTATATGGGTCACCTCCGTCGTATTTCTATTCAGGAACTTAAGCGGATGGCTGGAACTCAGTTTACTGAAGACCAGTACAAACAGATGGCTGTCACTGTGATGAACACGATGGGTAACAACCCTGACCGCCTTTCTGAATCTTACTACGACTCTGCTCTTGGCGTATACCAATATGGCTACGACCAATACACCATCAATATGATGGAGTTTGAGTTTGCTTCTGTTGACGACATCATCTTTGAGAAGAAAGAGTCACGCTTTGGCAATATCGGATTCTACTACAAAGGATATCAGTACAAAGCACCTCAGCAGTCTGTTTATGACCGTGAGGCTGTGCATATGCAGAATGCCACCATCTATGGAGGTAAGTACATCATTGGAACGGATTACTTGTTCGACTACGGTCTGAAGAAGAATATCCCGAAGAATGTTCACGATATGTCTCGTCCTCGCTTCTCTTACAGCGCTGTTGCTGTGAACTTGCGTCGGATGATTCCTAAGTCAATGGTATCTGGCATCATCACCTTTGCTGACCAACTGCAACTTTCTCACCTGAAGATGCAGCAATCAATTGCTAAGGCTAAGCCTGATGGATTGATTGTAGACATCGAAGGATTGGAGAACGTACAACTTGGACGTGGTGGTGAATTGCAACCACTTGATATCCAAGACATCTACGAGCAGACTGGTATCTTCTACTATCGTTCTAAGAATCCTGATGGTAGTTTCCAGAATCCTCCTATCCGCCCGTTGGACAACAGCATTCGGAATATCAATGAGTTGATTGGAATCTACAACCACAACTTGCGTATGATTCGCGACGCTACGGGAATCAACGAGGTTGTCGATGGTACTACTCCTAAGGGTGAGCAACTCGTAGGTGTACGTCAACAGGCTATTGCTGCTGCAAACAACGCCACTTACGACATTACGAATGCTTCTTTGGTATTGTTCCGTCGTGTTTGTGAGGACGTAGTTCGTTGCCTTCAGATTATCCCTGAGAAGTCTATTCTGTTCAAAGCTTACGAAACTGCTATTGGAGTTGAGAATATGAAGATTCTTGCATCGTTCAAGGACCTTCCTATGTACAACTTTGGTGTGCGCGTAGTTACGGAGATGGATGACCAAGACAAAGCGTACTTGGAAGCCAACATTCAAGCTGCATTGAGCATTGGAGAAATCAACTTGGAGGACGCTATTGCTATCCGTCAGTTGAAAGATGTAGACCAAGCCGAGCGTTTGCTGGTTGTTCGTCGTAAGAAGCGTATCCGCGAGAAGCAAGAACAGGCTGCTCAGAACTCTCAGATGCAGGCACAGGCTAATGCTCAAGTTGCTCAGGTAACTTCTCAAGGCAGAATGGCTGAAACTCAAGCACAGGCACAGGCTCGTCAGGCAGAGATTGCTGCTGAGACCGAAGGCAAGAAGCAGTTGCTTCAGTTGGAGTACAGCTTACGTACAGAATTGGAAAAGCAGAAGTTGATGGCGATGGGTCAGATGAATGTCAATCAGACCCAACAGAAGGAGATGCTTGACAAGATGAAGGAAGACCGGAAAGATGAGCGCGTTGATAAACAAGCTGTTGCCCAGTCTAAACTAATCTCTCAACGTAAGGGCGAACGTCCTGAATTGACTGACGAGCAGGAGGATGACATTATGAAAATTTTGCTTCAAGAATAGAAGTATATTTGTCCAGCATAGTATTGTATTTGTTCTTTAATCTTAAAACTTGAACTATGGCTTACGAAAACATTCAGGCGGAACCCAATTTCTACCGCCAGTCCTTTGGACAGAAAGGATTTAGACGTATTGTGTCTGGATTCACACCAGTTACTGACGAGCAGTATCGTGCAATCTCTATGGTTGAGGATTCTGTTATCTCCGTGACGTCTTATGCTGGAGCGAACCTTACTTCTATTACATTTCCTGCTGGATTTACATTGTATGGGTTGTTTAGCGCTGTCACCGTATCAAGCGGCTCAGCGATTGCATACATCGCCTAATTAGGCTTAAATATCTTTTGAGATGCTTGGCTTAGGATTAGGTTTAGGCAAGGGAGGGCTCGTATTCAACTTTGCTAAGTCTCTATATGGACAATACTTTATTCGTGTTACTGCTGCTGGAGGTGTCTTCCAGAACGCTGTATGTGCGTTAAATGGGCTGCTTGGTCTAAATTCAAATGGACTACTTAAAGATGCATCTTTGGTACTTATACCTGATGGCATTAAAGAGGATATTGTTTTTGCTGAGAAACCAAATTCGGCATTAGGTGACCTTGACTTTACTCGTGCTTCTGATGCTACCTATACTGATTCTACAGGGGTAATTAGACTGAGTCCTTATAATTTGTTTACGTATAGTCAAGAATTAGAAAATGTATTGTGGCTAACGAACAACATAACAATAGTAGCCAATGCTGGCGTTGCTCCTGATGGAACAAACACCGCTGATTCTTATGCGTCTACTATAACTGTTGGACCACATCCTTGTTATCAATCTAAAGTAGTTCCATTAGGTACGTATACATACTCCGCATATGTAAAGAAGGTTAACTCAAGGTACGTAAGTTTGAAAGGTGCTGGAGGACAGTTTATATGGACTGGGGTCATCTTTGACTTAGATACAGCCTCCGTTGTAAGTGTACAACACAATAACATACCCGGAACAACTGGCTCTATAACATCTGAAGGAAATGGATGGTATAGAATCTCAATTACGGCTACGAGTAACTTCAATGACTTTGGCCTTCAGTATGCCAGCAGTGCGTCTAACACCTTTGGAAACTATGGTGACCTAACCATTGCTGGAAGTGGACTCGTAGACTACTTACTGTGGGGTATGCAGGTAGTTCAAGGTTCATCAAGAATGAACTACTTCGCTACTACTGACAGATTGAATGTCCCCCGCATAGACTTCCGTAACGCAGACGGGACTTTGAACACTTGTGGTAGATTGTTGCTTGAACCCCAACGCACGAACCTTGTCCCTAACAGATTGCTTTACAACGCAACTACTGGAGTTGCTTACGACACCACTGTAAGTGGTTCTCCAATGGCTGGTGTTAATTGCGCCCGCATAACTAAAAATGAAGCAGCAGGAACATTAAGATATGCCCAACAAAATTGCACTTCATCTGTATTGGCTGGCTCGACTGGCTATGTATTGAGTGCATTTTTTAAGTACGATGGTGTAGATGTTGTTACCAGTATGCAATTTAATAATAGTTTTCAATGGGGGGGTACATCTTGGACACAAGTCATTAATATAGCAGCTGCTGGGGTTACGCTTGGAACATCTACATTCTGCACATCTACGGTACAAAACTGGGGCAGTGGATGGTATCGGGTTAATGTAAGTATAACAACTGGAGCATCTCCAACTGGTAGTCCAGTTATTTATTTGTTAGCATTACCTTCTACTCTTTCTACTGGTCAAGGATTTTTACACGCACTACCTCAATTGGAGGCTGGAGCCTACCCAACCAGCTACATCCCAACAACATTCGCAGCTGTAACAAGGATTGGCGATTCTTTTACACGAGCCAACATCTTTACCAATGGTTTTATTACGGCTGCTGGTGGTACTTTATTTCTTGATTTGTCCGACAATATTGGATACACACGGGATAGCACAAGCACTGGATTTTTTCTTGACACGGTCAACGGTTCATTTACCAACGGTTTTAATATTCGGAATACTGGAGGAGTTGACTCAAGACTAAATATATCAAAATGGGTTGCTGGTTCTGGTACATCACTTTTTACTACTACTACAACGGCAGTTAAAATTGCCATTAAGTGGGATGGAACAACTGCGGACGTATTTGTAAACGGAGTAAAGCAAGTAAGCGCAACTTCTTTTACTACAACAAATATGCAATTTTTGGCAAGCTATATTAATCAAGTACCAATTGAAATAAATCAAATGTGGCTTGCGCCAACTCCGCTTTCAGACGCTGTATGTATTCAAAGAACCACGTTATGACCTACTTGAAATATGCTTGGCCTACCGAAGGGCAGTTCATTGCCGATATGCTTTCATCGGGATTCGCTGAAATGAACGAAGGTGAGGTATCTTTTGTGAATTGTGCCGTTCATCAAATCGGACTTGTGGAAACTGACCCACGTTGGGCGGTGGACATTATCTTTTACCAAGAAATCCCTACGGAATTCTTATCCTTTATAGTGTGGCCTACTCCAGATTCTGCTGTACACTGGTTCGGTGGATGGGAACAGCAATACGCTGTAAAATTCTGCGAGGTAAATCCGACATCACCATACTGCGTGATTCCTCAAGAGTAAGGTCTGGAATCCAATTGAGTAGCCCTCTTACGAGGGCTATTCTCTTTTAACTACCTTTGTTATATGGCGTTAGAAAAAGATGTAATCATCAATCCTACGGATGAGTTCACCCTCACCATACAAGGAACCTCTAGAACAAAGACGGTTACCTACTATACGCTATTTAAGAAAATCTTAGGTAATATTACATTTCCTGAGTCTGGAGGAGATATAGAGGAATCTGATACTCTTGATACCGTAACTACTCGCGGTAACACTACTCTAAATACTATTTCTGTTGGTGGTGTAACCACAAACTACACGCTTTACAATACAACTTACACTGCTGCCCTTCAGGAGGGTATGATGGCTTGGAATAATGCTGATGGAACTTTAGACCTTCGCCTTCTTGGAAATAATGTAACGCTTCAAATAGGACAAGAGCAAGTAGTTCGTGTAGTAAATAAGGCAGGTGTAGACCTTCTTGAGGCTAACTATCAGGCTGTTAAGATTACAGGAGCGCAGGGAAACAGATTAAAGATTGGATTGGCTCGTGCTGATTCAGACCCAAACTCTGCTGATACTATTGGTATTGTAACAGAAACTATAGCAAACAACCAAGAAGGTTTTGTAACTTCTTCAGGATTAGTAAGAAACATTAACACCACTGGTTCGCTTCAAGGTGAGACGTGGAATGATGGTGATGTTCTTTATCTATCTCCAATAACTTTTGGTGCAATTACTAACGTAAAGCCTTTAGCACCTCAACATACTGTAATCTTAGGATTTGTTGTTAGAGCACATCCAACACAAGGACAGATTTATGTAAAGGTTGATAATGGATACGAGCTTAATGAACTGCACAACGTAAGGATTACAACTACTCCTACAAATGGTCAGTTCTTAGTTTATAACTCAACTCTTCAGGTTTGGGAAAATCAGACAGTTGCCGTTGGTGGGGTTTCTGGTAGTGGTGTTGCTACACGTGTAGCATTCTGGAACGGAACTAATAGTATATCAAGTGATTCTCAGTTATACTGGGATAATAGCCTTAAGAATCTTGGTATAGGAACAGCTAGCCCCATTGAGAAACTTGTTGTCTCTGACAATGGTGCAATGGGATTTGAGTTCCAGCCATCAAGTGGTCGTTTTTATCGGTACGATAGAATCGGTATGACTTATGGTGGCATTGAATTAGAAGCTACATACTATTCATTTTCAATAAGCAGTCCCTTTAATCCTTCTTTCCAGATAAACTCTTCATCTTCTCAATTTGGAGTATCTGGAACCACTACACCGTATAACTTAGGTGTTTACGGTGATTTAAACATAGGCACATTTGACAACTCAATGGGTCCTCCAAATGCATCTGGAAGCATAAGTCTTAATGGAGGTTTTTTAGGAATGTTTGGGGCTGTTTTTAATCCAATGTTTAGTTATAACTCAATATCAATAGCTCCTAATTTCTCTACAAGAGTTGTGATTGGTGGAAGTGCAACTTCAGTTACTACTGGTACTACCGCTAAACTGACTATTAATGGGACCACACAAATAGATTACTCTGGAGACTTGATTGTGTCCAATGGAGGAATATATAAGGGCACTACTGAAATAGAATTACTAATGATAGCCTATTCTATCGCATTATCTTAATAATATGAAAAGAGTAATAACAGACTACACAATTAATGTTGGTGCGAGCACCATTACTTTTAATGAATTCACTGCGTCAAATCCATTAGAGAAGGAGAGGCTGTTGATTATAAACAACGGTACTCTTCAGACAGTTGTTTACAATTTCTCTAATACGAAGCAGCTGGTCACTCAGACAAACTATAATACCTTATTCTTTTCAACTCCATCTTTATCTTCCATAGCTAATTTTTTTGGTACGTTTATGAGCAACTCTGACGAGTTGCTTATCTACTACGACAATGGACTGTCCGGAGCAAGTAATGAGGTATTAGACGCTCTGTATGAGATTTCTACTCGTCTTGAATTCTTAGCTGCTGTAAGAGGTATATCTGCTGACCTTCGTGTTACTCCACTTTCTACGCCTAATATGTCAACACTGTCCAACTTATCAGCGTTAGGCGGTTGGAGTGCTAACACAGAGGTTAAAAACTGGGATAACTTAACCGCAATCAATTCTAACATTAACAACGTAGGATAATGGCTTATCAAAATAACAAACGTCTTCTCCATCGTAAGGAGTTTCAGATGATGACTCCGGCAGTAACAGCTACTGTTGCTGGTTCTTTTATCATCAAAGACCCTCTTGGCACAAGACGTACAGCATTGCACGTATTCAATACAGGCTCTCCAGCACTGTATGATGTTAATGAAGATGCATTTCAGATTCTTCCTTCTTTTGCGCTTGGTGGAACATTTGCCGCTGGAGCTTGTGGTTCTTGGGGCTTGTGGTCAAATACGCTTACCGCTACTGGTGGAACTACTACTACAATTACTCTGACTACAAACATTACAGGTAAGTTAGAAGGACGGACTGTATGGTTCCAGACTGGGGCAAGTGTGACTGGTCTTCGTAGGACAATTACTCGTGTTGACATTGTTCCCGGCGGTACTAACGTAATAACGCTTGACTCTGCACTTCCAGTTGCAACTCCTGCATCTTCTACATTTAAAATTGACTCTGGTGTATATTATGTATTTAATGCATACACAGCTTTAGTTGCTGGAGTTATCAGGTCATATGACTTAGTTACTGGTACACTAACTTCCTTAACCACAACTGGTCTTCCAGCAACTTGGGGAACTGATGGACGCCTTGTTGGTACTCCATCTTATGTCGGAGCATTTGCAACAGGAACAGCTACAGCTGGAGGCGCTACAACTTTAACAAATTCAATAAAAGCTTGGACTACTAACCAGTGGTCTAACTACCAAGTTAGTATTACAGCAGGGACAGGCATTGGACAAGTAAGGAGTATTGCATCTAATACTGGTACTGTACTGACAGTTTCAGCAGCTTGGACTACAAACCCAGATGCTACTTCTCAGTATGCCATTGAAGGCAATGATGACTATTTATACCTTCTTGGTAATGGTGCAGTAACTATGTATAGGTATTCTATCTCTGCTAATACTTGGACTACATTAGCGCCTACTGCTGCTCGTGCTGCTGCTCCGGGTACTGGTATGTCAGGAAACTGGGTGTCTAAGACAGGAGATTCTTTTTGGTCCAATGAAAACGCTAATATTTTAGACGGAAGGTTTATATACTCGTTCCGTGGCGCTGGTACGGCAGATTTGCATAGATATGATATTGCACTAAATACTTGGGCTACGATATCTTATCAAAGACCGGGTGAAACATTTACTACTGGTTCTTGCTGGGATATTGATGGCCCAAGAATATATGGTATGAAGGAAAGCACTGGTCGATTCTTTTACTATAATGTGGTAGATAATGAGATTACTGGTTTTACCACTGACTTCTATCCTCAGTCTACTGCTGTAGTTGGAGATAAGATGTTTACAGTATCTTATGATGATGGTGCTGGAGGAGACGTTATTGACTGGGTTTACTATTTGGGAAATACAACAACTGCACTTAGACGTATAATGATTTACTAATATGGAACCATCTGTAAAAATTGACCTTCTGTACAAGCGCCTACAATTCTTGAATACTATATTGGCTGGAGCATTATCTGTCGGTGATATGGATGAGATAGAGAAGGCAAGTATGAATATTAAAGATTGTCAAATTCAACTTGAAGAATTGTTAAAACAACAAGAAGATGCAAATAGGGAATCAGAACTACCCGTGGGTTGATAGCGTTATAGGATTCAAGATTCCTACGTACAACTCTGTTGAGATGGGGTATACTGGCACAGATATGACATCTGTTGTATATAAATTGGATGGAGTTACTGTTTGTAGTCTTGCTCTAGTTTACTCTTCTGGAAATCTAATAAGCGTCACTCAAACTTTATGAAAGTTCAATTTAATCCATTTACTAACAATCTTGACTTGTTGAATGACGGGACTGTTACATCTGTTAATCTTACGGCAGGTACTGGTATGTCTGTCTCTGGAGGTCCTATTACCACAAGCGGAAGCATCACGGTTAATAACACTGACAAGGGTTCAGACCAGAACATATTTAAGAATGTAGCAGTCGCAGGTCAGTCTACAGTAGTGGCTGATACTAACAACGATACCCTCACGTTAGTTGCTGGTTCAAACGTGACGATTACCACAGATGCTACAACAGATACGATTACCATAAACGCTACAGGCGGTGGCGGCGGTGGTGGTACGGTTACCTCTGTAGACCTTACAGCAGGTACTGGTATATCTGTCTCTGGAGGTCCTATTACCACGAGTGGTAGTATTACCGTAACAAATACAGATACTGGTTCAGCGCAGAACATATTCAAGAACTTTGCTGTTGCTGGTCAATCTACAATTGTAGCAGACTCTAACAACGACACACTTACTACAGCAGCAGGGACTGGGATTACCCTGACCACAAACGCAACAACGGATACGCTGACAATAACTAACAGCGCACCTGACCAAACAGTATCTATCGCCTCTGGAACTGGTATATCAGTAACTGGGGCTTACCCAAGTTTTACAGTTACAAACAACGATAGGGGTTCCTCTCAGAATATCTTTAAGAACATAGCCGTAGCTGGTCAGAATACAATTGTAGCAGATAGTAACAACGATACGCTTACGATGTCGTCTGGCACGGGAATTACTATTACCACTAACGATACTACAGATACACTTACAGTTACCAACAGCGCACCAGACCAGATTGTATCTATCACTGGAGCTGGCACTTCTGTAGTAACTGGCACGTATCCTAACTTCACGGTTACCTCGGCAGACCAGTATGCAGGAACGGTGACTTCAGTAGGATTAACTGCTGGTACTGGTATGTCTGTCTCTGGTGGCCCTATCACTTCAAGTGGCAGTATCACTGTTACCAATAACGACAGGGGGTCTTCTCAGAATATATTTAAGAACATTGCAGTACCCACACAGACAACTATAACAGCCTCGTCTAACAACGATACATTTACCATTAAGCCCGGTAGCGGTATTTCTGCAACAACGCTTGCTAACGATATAACGCTGTCAAATACAGACCCCGGTTCTGCACAAGCTATCTTTAAGAATGTAGCAGTCGCTGGTCAAAGTACGGTTGTTGCTGACACGAATAACGATACACTGACGTTAGTCGCAGGTTCTAATATTGTACTGACCACAAACGCAACAACGGACAGCATTACTATAGACGCATCAATTCCAGTAACTGCAACTCCCGGAGATGCCGAGTACGCACGTGACTACGCAACACCATTTGTAGTCCCATCTACGTGGGCTATGGTTGTCTTGAATGGTACAAACATACGTGTTGGAGTCAATAAAGACCTTTCAGCAGACAACAGAGGATACTTCATTGTAACCTTTGAAGTTGAAAGCACACAGACTGGTCCTCAGTTTAGAATGTTTAAGTATAAGCTTTACAATGTTACTAACACTACCGATGTTGCAGATTCAGAAAGTTATTGGGTTGGTTATATGTACGGAACATCAGAGGTTCCATATACCACGTTTTCATTCCACATACCTTCAGCAGATTCTACAGTAGACACTGGCGACACTATTGAGTTGCACGTACAGGAATTGTCTTCTGGAACTGCCCCAGACATAACCTACGCTGCACTAAGTTATATTGATGCTGTTGGTTGATTTGTATCTTTATGAAATAATATAACACTATGGAAAACGAATACTTCTGGACCTGTAAGAACCTTGAGGTTTTAACAAGTCACAATGGATTAACTGATGTTGTGGTTCGTGTGCATTGGTCATACACTGCTAAGAGTAAAGACAATCCTCTAATTACTGTATCCACAAACGGAGCGACAGACTTAGACACTAGTTCAATCTCTAGTGAAGGGTTTATTCCTTTATCAGAATTGACTAGCGCAAAGGTAGAAGAATGGGTTACGTCTAAGATTAGCGAAGCATATGCTCTTCAACTAAAGACATACTTGGATAAGATGATTAAGGAGCGAATTACTCCATCACGTCGTAATGTTGTATTGAATAAATAGTATCTTTGAACAAATCAAATACAATGGAACAAGACCACATTACTCCTGAGGAGTTGTCTGAAATCACATCTTCTCTTTCATCTATTGCGCCAATCGAAGCGGAGATTGCAAAGCTGTCAATCCAAAAGCTCTCATTGGAAGAAGAGATTGGAAAACAATACGACAAATGGAAGGTTATGTCTGAGCACATCGAATCCATCAAGAAAAAGTTAGCCGATAAGTATGGAGCCGGAAACATCGACATCCGTACAGGCGAAATCAAACGGAGCAAGTAGGATTCTCCGCTAGACGTTTCTACAAGGGTAATTAGGATTCGTCGACCCTCCCCTAAAAAGGAGGGTTTCTTTTTTATATAAATTTGTGATATGGAAGACAGAATTAAAAATATGCTCAAGAAGTACGGGCTGTCTGGTGTCAACAAATGGAAGAAGACACCATCACACCCTACTAAGAAAGGTATTGTGCTTGCTAAGGTTGGCGACAAAGTTCGTCTCATCCGTTTTGGCGACCAGAAGATGGGGCACAACTATTCTCCTGAAGCACGCAAGTCATTTAAAGCTCGCCACGCAAAGAATATCTCTAAAGGAATGATGAGTGCTGCTTACTGGGCAAACAGAGCATTCTGGGGAGGAGCAGGGGCAGATAAGAAGATGCCACCTAAATCTCAGAGCTATACTCGTGGTATTTAAATGATTAAAGTTTTTGTTTAACTTTGACCCGTAACTAAATATAATTCAAATGGATTCTTTGGAAGATGTACTTAAAGCTGGTGGTATTAACATTACGAATGAGCCGCCTGTAGATTTGAGCCGACCTGATGTCACTCCTCAGTCTATAGACAGTCCTGATTCTATTTTTAATCGCCCCGCTGATTTTGATGCTTCAGCGTTGGGACTTGGAGACAATCCAGTTCCTCCAGTAGCAGAAACAACTGCTACACCTGATGCACCAACGGCTGCCCCTGTAGAGCCGCAACAGACTACAGGAAGTTCTTTACCTAACGAACCTCAAACGTCTGCTGATGACGATATTTCCGATAGCGAAATCGAATCTGCAATTGCCACCTATCTGAGCGAAAAGCTTGGTATGACAATTGACAGCGTAGATGCTATCGCTAATATGCTTCAACAGCAACGTAAGGCTGATGTCGATGAGCGTGTATCTGTTATTGCAGATTTCGTTTCGAAGACTGGTCGTTCTCCTGAGGATTGGTTTAAATACCAAAGCCTAAACCCGTCTGAAATGGATGATGTTACGGCTGTTCGTCTACAAATGTCGACGAAGTATCCAAACCTTGCTCCGGATGAAATTCAACTTCTAGTAAATTCAAAGTACAAAGTCGATTCCGAAATGTACTCTGATGATGAAGTCCGACTGTCTTCGTTACAGCTTAAGATTGACGCCGAAGAAGCACGAAAAGCAATTAATGAGATTCGCGACTCTTATATGTTGCCTGACGTGCAAAGTTCAACAACGCAGGAAGTTGAAAGCCCGATTGATAGCAATTGGATTTCTACGATGTCGCAAGAGGTTGACCTTATGGAAACTCTTGATTTTGACTTGGGTGGCGATAGCGAATTCAAGTTTGGCATTCCGCAGGAATACAAGTCTACTCTCAAACAGAAGAATGCGAAGTTGGACGAATTTTTCGACCAGTATGTTTCACCAGATGGCTCGTGGAATTTTGAGATGTTGAACTCGCATCGTGCATTGATTGACAATATCGACGAGATTGTAAAATCTGTCTATCGTCAAGGGATGCACGACGGACAGCGTAACATCGTTACAAAGGCTGCGAACGTAGACATCAGTTCACCGACACCTGCTGCAACTAATGGTCAAGACTTGCTTGCTACCCAGTTAATGGAAGCATTATCAGGTCGAGATGGTATTTTACGTTTCAAATAAAAAACTAACCTTAAATGGCAACAAACAGTCCCTCTGGGTTTCCATATAATGGCTTTCGCCGTTTGGACCCAACCAAGTACACCTCTTTAGGTGATTTTATTAACCAAGTAAACAAGCCCGATAACCGGGATATGCTGATTAAGACCTATGGTACACAAACCATTACGGGCTTCTTGCAGATGACTGGTTCTATCCGTGCTAACGGAGTTGCTGACGAAGTACAATACTGGGAAGAAGTTCGTCTTCACCCCTCTCAGTACGCTACTTTCTCTGCTACTGCTACGACTGCTGTTCGTACCTTGACTGTCAATATGCCTTCTGCCGCTACTGGCGACACGAATGCTGTTAAGGCTCAAGCAGCTAAGTACCTGCGTTTGAATGACATCGTTTTGATTAATGGTCGTGACCGCGCAATCGTTAGTGCTATCAGCACTGGTGAATTGACCACTGCCGCAACTGCATCTGCAACCTTGCGTACTTTGGCTACTGGTGGTTTGACCGCTTCTGTAGCAACTGCTGGTGTTCAATTGCCGATTGTTGGTAATATGTTTGCTCAAGGAACTGGACAGAACGTCGGTTACTTGGAAAGCGACGTAGTTAAGCGTACCAACCCTTATATGATTCTTAAAGAGAAGTATGAGGTAACTGGTTCTCAAGCTACCAACGTAGGCTGGATTGACGTAGGTGGTGGTGACTACCGCTGGTATGTTAAGTCTGAGATGGACACTCGTCAGCGCTTCCTCGACAAGCGTGAGATGATGATGATTCTCGGAACTCAAGTAACCAACACTGAAATTGCTACTGCAACGACTGCCGATTTCAATGGTGACATCGCTGGTACTGAAGGTTACTTCGCAGCTATCGAAGACCGTGGTATCGTTAACAGCGGATATGCCTCTACTTTGACTGACCTCGATGACATCATCAAGGAATTGGATAAGCAAGGTGGTTCTCCTGAATACGCTTTGTACCTGAACCGTCAGCAAGACTTGAATCTGGACGACTTGATTGCTCGTGGCTTGGCTACGACTGTTACGGCTAATCCAACTATTGGTGGACAAGCATTCGGTAACTACAACAACGCTCAGGATGCTGCTATCAAGCTTGGATTCACTTCCTTCAAGCGTGGTTCTTACACTTTCCACAAAACTGGCTGGAAATTGTTGAACGAGCCTACCTTGTTGGGTATGACCAACCAAAAGTATTATGGTGTTGCAATTCCGATGATTAGCGTAGCTGACCCGAAGACTGGAGATAAAGCTCCTGCTTTGGAAATGAACTACAAGGCTACCAACGGATACAGCCGTGAAATGGAGCACTGGATGACTGGTTCTATCTTGGGTGTGACCAACACGAACGACGATAACTTGCAATTCAACTATCGTTCTGAGTTCAACTTGGTAACCCGCGCTGCGAACCGTCACGTACTGTTCCGCGGTTAATCAAACTGATGACTGGGGGAGCTTCGGCTCCCCCTTTCATCTTTTTCTTTCTTAATTAAATTTCATTCAATTATGGCACGCCCTCGCGCAATTACCTCGGTGGAGCAGACCGATATTCTAACTGACCCTTCAGTTGTATCTGCTCAATCTGCACGTGTAGTACGTCGCAACAAAGAAATAGAAGAACAAGTAAGCAAAGTAAAAATCTACGTTATTGAAAGTAGCGGAGGTATTGTTTTTCGTATCCCACAACACGACTTTTCAATTTTTGACGAAACAAAAGGTTATAACCGAGCAATCCGTTATTGCCCAAATGAGCGTTCAATCTTTACTGATGAACAGCCTAAAGATGCTCTTCGTGAGCAGGTTGTTTTCTACGAGGGTCAATTGATTGTTGGTCCAGAACGTAAGAATCTTCAAGAATACCTTGATAAGCACCCTCTTAACTTAGCAAATGGAGGTGGTGTATTCCGAGTTCTTGAGAACGATAAGAAGGCTGAGAAAGAAGTAGAAGACGAATTCGCTAAGTTGGATGCTGTCATCTTGGTTCGTGACAAGTCCATTGACGAATTGCTTCCTGTTGCTATGTCTTTGGGAATCAACACCAATCAAAAGAACATCGAGATTCGTCGTGAATTGCTCCAAGAGGCTAAGGCAAATCCTGCTAAGTTTATGGAGTTGTTTGACAGCCCATCTGTTAAGGCACGAGCTATCGTTATGCAATGCGTTGAATTCCAGATTCTTAACGCTAAGCCTGATGGTATGTATTGGTATGACAGCAATCGTTTGATTCTCGCTTCTCCTGCTGGTCAGGATACTGTTGAGGTGATGACTAGATTCTGTTTGACTGACAAAGGCTCTATTGTCTTCAATGAGTTGCAAGAACAGCTTGACCGACTGTAACAGGTTCTTTTTCTGATTTATAAGGGGGGCTAAATGCCCCCTTTCTTTTTTGGTATATTTGCATTAAAGTGACCTCGGTATGGCTAGCGTAAACAGAGTGTATACGGCACTAAAAGATTTGGTAAACAAAGACCAGCGTGGATTTGTGACCCCATCCGTATTCAACAGCTTAGCTGGTGTTGCTCAACTAAATCTGTACAATCAGTTGTTTGAGCAAGACCGAGTTATGGCTAAGCGAATTAGAAACAATCAGTTGGATTCTGCCTTAGACAAGAATAGAATCAAGCAACTGGATGAGGACTTAGCTCGCTTCGTAAAGACGCAAACTGTTTCTTTGACTACAGGAGTTGGAGCATTTCCTTCTGACTTTGCTCGTGTCATTACGATTACAGATTCTTCTAATCGTTCTGTCCCGGTTGTCAATGACATTGCGAATTGGAAAAACGTCCTTCGTAGCACTTTGTCTGCTCCTTCTGTGAACTTCCCTGCTGCGTTCTTAGACACTTCATTGAACGTAAGCCCTACGTCTATCGCAAGTGTTTCTCTAACCTATTACAAGCAGCCTGAAGCGTTACAGGTAGGTACTGCTACTCGTGTTGCTGCACAGCCTAAGTGGGGCTACGTTTTACCTCTTGTTGCAAACAAGGAGATATTCAACCCTGCAAACAGCTACGACTTTGAACTTCCTGAGCATTACGTATTTGACTTGGTAGTTGAATTGGCTAAGCTTATTGGCATCAACTTGAGAGACCAAGATGTATACGCATATGCGGCTAACCAAGAAAAATCTGAGCAATAATGGCACAGGATACGGTATCTCTTGAACAAGTCATTACTGACTTTATGATTTCTATCGGTGACGATGATTATATCAATAATGCATCTGAGGTACTGATTAGAAACGTAGCTCTTCGTGGGATTCGTGAGATGGGATTTGACATCCTGAAGCGAATCAAAGCAACTACGCTGTCTGTTGATGGCGCAACAAATACTGTCAACTTCCCTGCGGATTATGTTGATATGGTTAAAATCGGTAAAGTAGGACCTGACGGATTGGTATATGTATTCGGAGAAAACAAAAACTTCAACCTTACAGGGACTCCAATCACTTTGGAGGACGAATTCAATCTTAACTACGATTCCTACGTTTACCGCGAATATGTCTATTCCGTATCAAACGGTGGACTCTACGGAATGGGGGGCGGTAACTATTCTGGTCAATTTAGGATAGACACCCAGAACAATCGTATTGAGTTCGCAAGTGACATTGGAACTGCGTCAGTGTACTTAGAATATATTGCCGACGAAGCGCGTGCTGCATCTCCTACAATCCACGTGTACGCGGAGCAAGCGCTTCGTGCATATATTTATTACCACTTGATTGAGCGTAAGTCAAATGTCTCTCTTGGAGAGAAGGGCCGTGCTCGTCAAGAATACTTTAATGAGCGTCGTTTGGCGAACAGCCGTATGAAAGCATTCTCTAAGGATGAAGCTCTCAAGGTTATTCGTAAGAATTTCAAGCAATCTCCTAAGGCTTAACAATGGCTATTGATAAACTTATCCCTCGCTATCTCAATACGGAAGACGATGTTCGTCTTGTAAAGAACGTAGAGATGACTGACGCATTAAATGTGCGTCTTGCTGCTGATACCAATGGAGACGGGGGTGTAGTAAAGAATGCGTTTGGAAATACTATTGTTTCTTTTAAATCAGGAAACAACTGGCAGGGACAGCCTCACGCACTTCCCGCTGGAGACAATAAGGTAATCGGCTCTGTTACAAACTCTCAGATAGGAGAAATCATTTTCTTTGTCTGGAATAGCAATAACGGACATAGCATCTATCGCTTCTCTACCGCTATTGATGTGTGCGAATTGGTATTTAGAAGCAGTCTTTTAGGCTTTATAAATACTGCATTCATTCAAGGCGACTTGATTAAAACATTGACTGGAGATACCCTTTTGTATTTCACAGATGATGTAACACCTCCAAAGAAAATAAACGTATCTCGTATGATTCTTGGCGGATATCCGTCAAGTGTTGTGAATGGCTCCGATTTTGAGATACTACAGTCTTTGACGCTGGCTAAGATGCCACCTTTGGACCCGCCTTCTTTTGAGTTTGTTACCGATACTTCATATGATGGGAATAACGTACTGAAGAGGAACTTTCAGTTTGCGTATCAATACATCTACTACGATGGAGAGGTATCGTCTGTATCTAAGTATACCGAGCTGACAACATCTCGTGAGCAGTTCCTTTATGACTTGGGTAATAAGAATGAGGAAAACATCAGCAATGTTATTCGTATTTCTGTTTTAACCAGCGTCGCAGATGTCAAGTACATCCGTATTCTTGGTCGTGAGAGAGATAATGGGGCTTTATTCATCATTGATGAAATCTCAAACCCGTCTGTTTCAACTCCTACAACGGTAACTTATGATTTTAAGAATGATGCATTGTATCGTTATCTGTCTACTGATGAGTCAGATAAGTTGTTTGACAACGTACCATTCACTGCTCAATCGCTTACCATTTCTGGTAGTCGCCTGTTCTTAGGTAACTATTCTGAAGGTTACCCCAATAGTGACAGATTGGATGCTAGTCTGTATCCAAACTATAATGCGGAACCTATTTATTATGACTTGCCTATAACTATAGGCATTAATAATAGTACCAACCCAAATACATTTTTAAAGTATCTAGATGTAAATACAGGAAGTTTAGGTTCGTTGACATTTCCATTAGCAAGTGACATTTATTTGAATGTTGACTTTTCTGTGAATTTAGGTTCATATGATGATGAAATTCCAACAAACTCTGGTTACTTTACCATATTTGCTAAGGGTAATCTGTTGACTTGGACAGAGTTAAACGATAAGAACGAAGCTTATATTGCAGGTGGTCTTTTGGATAGTGATTACTTGAATGATGAAACTTGGATGCGCTTATCAAGTTCTCCTCTTTCTTATTCTAATATTATCAAAGTTCCTGCTGGTTCAACATACAATGACTTAGTTGGATTGCTAAATAAGTCACTTGAGCGAGTTTATACTATATCACTCGAAACTCCCAATGATAACTATGGTGTACTTGTAAATGACATCAGTTTCTATAAGCCTGTTTCTTCTATTAATATATTGGCTCAGAATAGCGAACGCCGTGCATTCTTTAATGGGAGTGGTTCTGTTCAGTTTACATACTTGGGTCCAATTGGTGGAAATATTCGATATGAGGTTAAACTTATTCAAGCTACCTTATATCTTGAAAAATTATTCATCAGCCAAAATCAATTTATTAGTTGGGTTTTAAATTCAAATCCTTGTAAATCTCAAATATCTTTTGATGATGCTAGCATTATTGAGATAACTGGTGATGGTGCGCCATATACAGCATTTACTTCTACTATTGTAAATAATGACGTTGTTATAGGCTCTCCTATTGGAACTGTGTCTACCTACTATGAGATTGCTATGCGTAATGTGTCTATGATAAGTAGCGCATCATTCGCATCTAACTCAATAGATGGATATAAAAGTTTTAAATCAGGTTCTTCCCATAAGTTTGGAGTTGTCTTTTATGATGACCGGAATCGCTCTTCTTTTGTCCAAGAATTAGGCTCTGTATATATTGATTACCCAAATGAGCGTAACTTCCTTTGGTATCCTACAGCAATGCTGTATGGACGTTCTGAAGTATTTATGCGTATACGCTCTGCGGCTCCATCTTGGGCTACTCGTTGGAGCCCTGTGTATGCAAAGTCAGGCAGTTCAACAGAGTTCCTTCAGTATAGTACCATTGCTGGCTTTATTGCTTCAAATCCAAGCGCAGACAGCGTAATTGCTGGAAACTCCAATCAGGACTTGTTGTATGTGTCTATGCGCTCTCTTGAGGGCAAAGATGATTCATACAAGGAAAGTAAGGGGGCAAACATTGAGTACAAATACACTCCCGGAGATAAACTTCGAGTTATATCATTCAATACTTTTGGGTTTACCCTTAATGTTACTGGAGTAGTTACTGCCCCTTCTGTTGGTGATAAGTTGCTGATTATAGATGGATTAAATCTATATACTGCAACGGTACTTCAATCAAACATAGTAAACTTCGCTGGATTAATATTTGTTGAAGGTATTCCTGCTGCTGCATCTATTTTTGGAGCAATAGCAACCAATATTAATAATCCATCTTCTGGTGTCATCAACATTACTTCTGGTACTTATGAAGAGACTAGAATATATGCAGACGCTGAATTTGAAGTTGTTGGTTATGAGTTCTTCACAAATGATGAATCAACTAACCCGATTCTTTCATCTACTTCCGAGAGTTCTATATATAACACTACTGGATGGTTCTTGGCTCTTCGTGATAACGACTCTAAATCATTTGGAAAGCAAAGCGTAATCAGAAAGACAGATAAGTGGTCAAATAAATGTATTATTGAGCTTTATCGTCAAGCGAAGCAAGTCCAAGAACAAGAGATTTATTACGAGATTGGTAAATCGTATCCGGTAATAAACGGAACGATGTATGGTATCAATCGTCCGGCAACTACAGCCTCTTACTGCGATACTGTATCAGGTCAGAATGTAATGTTTTTTCTAGATACGTTTGCTGCTGTTGGTGATATACTCCGTTCCGGTGGTAACTCTTTTGTAGTTACAAATGTGATACCAGAAACCTTCTTTACTTATTTAGGTAACTGGAGAGTTCTCGGAACTGTTCTTAGCGGGACATTTACAGCTGCATCTACGCCTACACTTACTATAACCAACGTAACGGAGGCTGTTATCTCTTTGGATGAGGGTGATTGCTACTACCGTCCACGTATGCTGCGCTATGGCAAGAAGGCTAAGACATTTGGTTACTTTGTAGAGAATGTAGAGACAGACAACGTAAGTGACTTCTTTGCATCTAAGTACACCTCTATTGGTCGTCCATTAGTTGAGAACGTCAATGCAAAGACTGTATACCGTACAGGCTCTGTAACATATTCTGGTCCATTTGTAATTGATTCATTCTACCTCGGATTATCAAGCTTCACTCCTTCTCAGGCAAACTTCTATGACCTAAACTACATTCACGGTTCTATCCGCGTACTGATAAACCGAGATGATAGCGTAGTTTTCTTGCAAGACAAGAAGGTTGGTTTATTTCCTGTTGGAAGAAACTTGGTTGAGTTCTCTGATGGTAGTTCAGCAGTTACTGCTACCAAGAATGTTGTTGGTGTTCCTCAGTATTACAGTGGAGAATATGGAGTAAACAATAACCCTGAGTCTGTTGCGGTACAGCGTGGTCGTATCTACTTTGCTGACATCCGAAGCGGAAAGGTTATGCGTCTTTCTCAAGATGGACTCACTCCTATCTCTGAGGCCAATATGGATTCTTTCTTCAAGGATAACTTCCGAGACATCGTTCAGTTTGCGTCCATCAAGAAAGTAATTGGAGGATTGGATGATGAGAATGGAGAATACATCATTGCATCTGAAGGATTTAATACTTCAGTCGTCAATGTATACAATTCACTTGCTGCATTAATAGCTACTTACAATATACAGACAGACCAGAACCGGACTAAGGTTTTGTGTTCTTTTACATATAATGATGACTTGCTGTTCCACTTCAATACTGAAGAGCGAGTATTCAATCAGATATGCGATACATTTGATAATAGCATAAATGCTATTGCGTTCTTGGACCGTATGTCTGATGGGTATCCGGTTGTACTTGGTGAAGAGTTTATTGGAAACTCAAGTAATGCTCTTTATGGAATTGCAACAAATACAAGCTATAGCTTCTTTGTTCCAATCATAATCAACATTGCAGACGGTTCATTTACGTTCCCATTCGTTCTAAGTTGCCCTGAGTTCACTGCATCTATTGGTGCTGCTGCAAACACTTACGGAAACTTCTCCGCTGGATTTGATACTGGTGAATCTGTTTGGAACACTCGCTACTCGTTTACTCCTGAGAACATTACATCTATAGATGATACGTTGTATACGTTCAAGGCTGGAGCGATGTACAAACACCACGAGGGTGCTAACCGTTCTACTTATTACGGGGTAAATGGAGGCTCTGTAGTTGAAGTTATTTCAAACTTCAATCCTTCTATGGTTAAGGCTTACGAATCTCTTAGCATTGAAGGAACTGATGCTTGGGCTGCAAACGTAACAAATACTGACCAGTCAACTTCTATTAGTGCAACTCCAGTAACAATAGACAGCATCTACTACCCTTACGGTGACTACGCATTGAAGGAGCGCAACTTCTACGCCTACATTCCGCGTGACAGCTCACCAAATACAGGTACGTCTACGATTACTTCTCTTAGTGGTTCTTCTGAGGTTTACTCTTTGGGTATAATCCAAAGCTCAACCTCTGGCAATATCACGTTCACAGCTCCAATTGGTAATATCCCATTCCCAATTGGTTCTACATTGTATCGTGTCTCAGGAACGTCGCTTATTGCTATTGGAAGCCCAACTATTACCATTACTGGAATCTCTGGAGCCAATACAATAACTGTCAGCGCACCTCCTGCGGGAATCACCAATGGCGACATTGTTGTTGCTCTTGCACCTTATTCTACGCTTGAGGGAGACCAGATTCGTGACTACTATGCGAAGATTCGTCTGTCTACTTCTTCAATATCTGAAGTAGAGCTTTACGCTATCAACGCTATCTACAGCAAGAGTAACCTCCACAACGAGTTAGGAGAATAAATAATACCTTTGTTTTATGAAGATTTCTAAGAATAAAAGCGTAAAAAAATATCAACTTGGAGGCGCTATACCCATTCAGTTGGGTCTTAGCGCGCTTCAGGCTGGATTAGGAGCATATCAAATGTCTCAAGGAAACAAAGCCTTGAAGTCATTGAAAGCGCCAAGTACATCAGCTCCTAGCGAGTGGCGAGAGTTGTATAAGAATGCTATGGACCAACAGCTTATGCAGCGTCAGTTGGAAGAAATCAATCGTTCTACCGCTACTTCTATTCAGGCTCTTCAAGGCGCTGGAGGACGTGCTATTTTGGGTGGACTACCCGGAGTTAACCGTGCAGCAGAACGTGCTCAGTTTGAGACGATTGCAAATCAGAATCAACTTCAACAATCTGCATTGCAGAACTTGACTTCAGCTCTTGAGCGTGAGCAAGGTCGTGAGCGCACTGTTTACGAGCAACGCGCAGGTGAGGCTAGAGGTATGATTGAGGGCGGTTTACAGAATATCGCTGGTGCTTTTGGTGGTGCTGGTAAATCTATTGTAGCCTCTCAGTTTAATAAGACCGCAGGTAAAAAAGCAGGAGAAACAACTGCTCGTGAAGGAAAGATGCCGGGCACAACTCTTGACGAGTATATGGCTATTCCATTGGCAGAAGAACAAGCTGCATCTATTATGAGTCCAGCAGATGCTTATCAGCAGGGATTTGATTATGAAGGAGTGACCGGAGTTTCTGATGTATATGTTAGTCCTGAAATCTTGAGAGAGCAGGAGATGAAGAAGCGGTTGTTAGAGCAATTGGGCTTGAATGACAGAGCTGCATATATGAAAGAAGGTGGTATGATGACTAAAGGGTCTTTCAATCACAAGACAAATCCTATTGACATCATTCAAAAAGGAGAGAAGATAGGTGAGATGACTGGTGGAGAAGTTATTCTGAATCCTCAACAAGCAGCTCGTCTGTCCAAAGAAAACGCATACTTCCGTACTCTTTTGAAAAAATTTAATAAGCGTAAATAATGGCTGTATCAGGAGTACCATCAGGAGTTGTCAAT